ATGGCACTGAACAGCACATTGAGCGTAGCGGTCTTGAGCGGCAAAGGCGGGGTCGGCAAAACCAATGTTTCTCTTAATCTGGCCTGCGCGCTTTACCAGGCGGGCTTCAAGGCCCTGCTCATGGATTGCGATCTGGGCCTGGCCAACCTGGACGTGCTCCTGGGCATCACGCCGGAAGGCAATTTGCAGAACGCCCTCCTGGGCGAGGCGGCGTTGAGCGAAGTGCTCTACCCGGTGGAACCTGAGGGCTTTGACGTGCTGCCGGCAGCCTCGGGCGTGCCCGAGCTCACGGAAATGAGCCCGGATATACGCGACTTGCTGCTGCAGCGCCTGGAGCCTGTGCTCGGCAACTACGACTATATCTTCATGGATCTGGGCGCGGGCATCTCCGAGACCGTGCAGACCTTCGCGGCCATGGCCGCGGCGCGCATCGTGGTCATCACGCCCGAACCCACCTCGCTGACGGACAGCTATGCCCTGATCAAGGTGCTCCATAACCGTTTCGGCATGCGGGATTTTATGGTCCTGGTCAACCAGGTGGCCTCGCCCGGGGAGGCGCAGGCTTCTTTTGAAAAGCTTGATGGAGCCTGCCGCCATTTTCTGCATCTGGAGCCTGTGTTGCTGGGTCATGTGCGCAATGACAACAAGCTGCCCGAGGCCGTGTGCCGCCAGCAACCGTTGATGCGCTTTGCGCCGGGCTGCCCTGCGGCCCGGGACCTGCAATCCCTGGCCGCCCGTCTGCAACGCATACGCCTGGGCATGGCCGACTGGCTGGCTGCGCGCAAAATACTCCAGACCGTGCCGCAATAGCCGGGCTCCGGCTTTTAGAGCGTTTTGCTAATGAAATTAGCGAAACGCTCTGGCGACAGCGTTAGCTGGCGCCCGCGCCGAATGAGCGTCCAGACCGCGTTCTGGACGCGAAATGATGGCAGCGAAGTGATTGAAAATGAATATTTTCAATCAGAAAATGCTCTAGATGGGCGCTCCGGCGCGACTGGCCGCCGTGGACGTGCCGGAGCAGTTGACGTTGCCGTTGACGGACAGATTGCCGTTGATGGTCAGGTTGCCGCGCTGGGTGCGGTTGGCCGTTTCGTCCACCGTGCCGGAACCGCCGCCCTGGCCGCGCGTGGTGACGTTGCCGTTCTGGAAAATCTCCGGGGCTTCGATGGTCACCTTTTCCGCGCCGCGCACCAGCACTTCTTTTGCCTCCACGGTCCAGACCTTGCCCGCCTTGGTCTTCACATTTTCCGGCGTGAGGGTCACGACCTGCTTTTCCTTGTCGATTCTGATTTCGCAGCCGTTCTCAAGCTGGATGACAAATTCATTGATGGCCGCCCTGGGCGCGTTCTTGCCCATGCCCCAGCGGATATTGGAGATGTAGGGATAGTTCGGATCGCCGTCATAATAGGCCAGGTCGCAGAGCGTCCCTTCCTGCGGCGGGCAGACAACGCCCCGATCCGGGCCGCCCCACAGCACGGGCAGAGCCACGCGCGGCACGACAGGCTCGTTTTCGTCCACCGTTTCATCATTCCGCAGGGGTTGCACGTCGGCAAAATACTGGCCGTCAGAAGCATAGACGCCGACCACTTTCGCCTTTCTGGTCATGCGGTAATAATGGCGCAAATCGGGCATTGCCAGTTCCACCATTTTGCGGAAGGTCTCAAACAGATCGCGCTTGACCTCTTTGTCTTCCATATCAGCACCAGCCGGGGTCCTTGCCGTAGGTAACAGTTGTCGAGTTGCCGCCGTCCTTGAGGGTATGAACCACGGCCAGGGCGCGGGTTGTGAGGTCCAGGCCGCGCCGGGTGTCCGTGATATGGACAAGGCGGCTGTGCGTCAGGCCCGGTTGCAGGACGGAAACGACCACGCCCACGCCGTCCGGGGTCTGCGGCGGCTCGTGGGCGATCAGGGTTTCGCAGGTGCGGATGCCGCAGGCCGGGCCGGGTTCGTCACCCGCGCTCCAGGTGAGGCCGCTTGCCCCCAGCCATACGGCATGGCGGCTCATGTCATGGCCGAAGGCGCGTTCCAGCGTGGCGGAAAGCTGCCTGATTGCCCGCGCCACGGACACGCCGGAAAAGACCTGATACGGCAAAATATCCTGCGGCACGTCCACCCTGCCCACGGGCAGGCCGGTTGCGGCCAGGAGCCGTTTCGCCACAGCGTCCGCCGGCTCGCGATAGAACGATTCCCTGACCGTGGTTGTGACCAGGGCCTTTTCCCTGCCCACGGCCTGCACTGTAAGGGCGTCCGCGTCTTCGGCATCCGCGCCGGGCTGGCCGATATTCTCAATCGTGCCTTGCCATTCCTGCCAGTAATTGGCCTCGCCGCGATAGCCGAAGCGCAACGCTACCGGCTGCCCGACGGCAAGCCGCGCCCGCACCTGCCCTTCCGGGTCCGGGATGGCGACTTTGGCCCGGCTGACAACCGCGCTGCGCCGGAACACAAGCTCAATGAGCGGGCTGCGCAGAATCTGCGCCGGGCCCACGTTGCAGCGTATATTCAGCCCTTCAATCACAGATACCCCTCGGTCGCGCGTCCTTGCGCGACCCTCGGGGTCGCTTGCAAGTGACGCGGCGCTTGCGGCGCTCCGCTACGCGGTTGCCCGCATCCATGCGGGCAAATACCGGCCATGCACACATCATTGCAAATTGCCTCCTATGATCGCCTGCGGCCCGGATTCGTCCCTGGCCGGATCATTTCCCTTGTTGGCCTGGTTGCTCTGGTCTTTCAGTTCGCCGGGCGTGGGCGTTTTGGCCGCAGCCCGTTCAACCTTGAGTATGGGCGGATTGTGTTCCACAAAGGCCAGCGATGCCTTGATTTCGTCCGTCTGCATGTTTTCCGCGCTGTCCAGTTTGGCGAAGACCACGCGCCGGACGCCACGCGCCAGAAGGTGTCGGTTGGTCACTGTGAAAATCTGCGGATTGGCCTTGCCGTCCGCCTTTTTGAAGTAGTCGTTCAGGATGCCCAGCTTGTCATAACAAGTGCCGGTTTCGTCTGTGGTGAGATAGAGCGAAAGGCTGATGTCGGCATCCTCCCAGCCCTGCGGGGTCTTTTTCTTGCCGCTGGCTTTGTCCACCTTCTGTTCGTCAAAACGCACGGAGCAGCCCACGCGCAGACTGTCCAGAATGCCCGGCAATACCTCGCCGTCAATGCGGACAATGCCGTCTTCAAAGGTAAGCAACTTCATGCTGAACGCTCCCATCCGGCGCAAGCTTTGATGCCATGCAAGGAAGGCGCGCTTTTGCGTGGGGAGTGGACTCTTTTTGTCCATGACCCGCAGCAAAAGCAAAGCCTGACGCCGCAGGGCGCAAAGATCGCGCCGGATTTCATGCCAGCGCCCCCGTTTTTTCCAATATCGCGGCGTCAAGCTCGCTGCAAAAATCCCTGCCGTTCTGGACATTCGGCAAGGTGATATTGGCGATATGCACGGTCCAGGTCTGCCCGGCCGCGTCCTGCCGTCTGCCTGTCAGTTGGCGCTCTTTCGCCTCGGCCACTTCCTGCGGCATGTCGGGGGCGGCCGGGATTTTCGGGGCCTGCGGCCTGATTTCCGGCGTCTGCTCATTGCCCCAGAGACTGCCCCACCAGTTGCCCAGACCGTCCCGGATGCTCTGGAACTTGCCGCTGATGTTTTGCAGGAGGGAGGGAAAACCGGCGTTCACGCCCTCGGAAAGCGTGGTCATCAGGCGTGAACCGGAGAGCGTAAGGGTGGAGAGCGGCCCCTCCCGCGCGTCCGAGAAGGGCAGGAGATTGCGCACCTTCTGGAAGACGCCCTTGACGGAATCCACCAGGCCGGAGGCGGCGGACAGGATGCCCTCTTTCAGAGTGTCAATCAGGCGCAGGCCGGAATCAAACAGGTTGATGCCTGAAAGCCATTCCATAGCCTGCGCCCAGGCGTCGCGTATCCAGTCGCCAATCCTGAAAAAGTCGGCAAAGGCCATCAGGGAATCGCAGAAATTGTCCCATATCCGGCGGCCCATTTCCGCCGCCGTTGCCCAGTCCCCGGTCAGGAGCGCGATAACGCCACGGAATATGGCAATCAGGGTATCAATGCCGCGCACCACGTTGGCAATGACTGTGGCCACGCCCTCCAGCGCCCAGGAAAGAAAGGTGCCCAGGATTTCGCCCAAACCGCGCGCGTCCGCCGCCGCGCCCCGCATTTCGCCGCCGAATACCCTGCCTATCAGTTCGCCCAGGGAATCAAAAAGGTCACGGATTTTGAGAATGGCCGGAGCCAGGGCCGTGGTGACGCCATCGAAGTTCAGGGCATCCCATATCCCGGCGAAAAATTCCTTGATGCGGTAGCAGATTTTGGCGACATTGATGACCAGATTTTCCAGCCCGGCGGCGCTGATGTCCTGCGCCAGTTCGCCCCTGATGGTGAACACGCTGCCCTTGAGGCTGTCGAAAATGGCGATGACACCGCGCACAACCAGCTTGATTTTTTGCCACCAGCCGGAAAGCAGCGTGGCGATGCCGCCAAAATCCGTTTTCCAGGCCGCATAGAGCAGCCCGGCAACGGCGATGAGCGCCCATACGGGCGCGCCCAGGCCCAGCAGCGCGGTCTTGATGCCCAGAAAAACCTTGCCCACAAAGGGCGCGGCCCTGGTGACGGCCCACATTCCGGCGGCAAAGGCGGTTACGGCAATGACCGCCGTTGCCAGCGTACCGGCAATTTTGAGAACTGCCGCCCCTACCCTTGTCTGCGCGAACCGGTCAAACAGGCGGAGAAGCCCGGTCAGGGCATCCGCCACGGCGCGGACAACGGGCAGAAAGACCTTGCCGATGGTGATTTGCAGGGATTCCCAGGCGGAACCGAGGCTGCGCATGGAGCCGGCCAGGGTATCGTTCATCTGCGCGGCCATCTTGTCGCAGGCCCCGCCGGATTCCCTGATTTTCTGAATATATTCAACCAGAGCGCCGGTGCCGCCCTTTTTGATCAACTCCGCGAAACCGGCAATGGCTTCCTCGCCGACCACGGTTTTCATGGCCGCTATCTGCTGGGCGCTGCCCATGCCCTGGAGCTTTGCCGCAAGCTCGCCCAGGATGCCCACCGGGCTTTTGAGGTTGCCCGCCTGATCCTGGAGCGTCACGCCCAGCCTTTGCAGAAGCTCCGTTGCTTCCTTGCTGGGCGCGGCCATTTTGTTGAGCATGGCCTTGAGCGTGGTGCCGGCCTGGCTGCCCTTGATGCCCACATTGCCCAGCAGGCCCGCCATTGCGGCGGTTTCCTCAATGGACAGACCGGCGGTTCGGGCCACAGGGGCGACGTATTTCATGGTGTCGCCCAGAAGCTCCATATTCGTGTTGGCCGTGGCGCAGGTCATGGCCAGCACGTCCGCCGCGCGGCCCATTTCGGCGGCTTCCATGCCGAAAGCGCCGAGGATGTCGGAGGAGATGTCCGCGGCCCGGCCAAGGTCTGTGGCGGTGGCGGCGACCAGATTGAGAACGCCGGGGAGCGCGTCTATATTCTGCCTGGCCGAAAAACCGGCCATTGCGAGATATTGTTCCGCCTCGCCCACCTGGACGGCCGTAAACTGCGTCGTAGCGCCCAGTTCGCGCGCCTTCGCCTCCAGCGCCTTGAGTTCCGGGCCGGTAGCGCGGGAGACAGCGCCGACCCTGGCGATCTGGTCTTCAAACCCGGCGGCGGTTGCTACGCATTTGCCGAACGCGCCGAGCATGACCCCGGAGGCAAAGGCAACCGGCCCCATTGCGAGGGCCAGCTTGCCCATGCGATCCCCAAGGCCGAGGCTTGCGCCGTCCACCGCTTTCATGGCTGCCTTGATTTTTCTCAGCGGCCCGGAGATAAGGTCAACCAGCGAAAGCGTGGCGAATACGGAAAAGACCTCCATAGTTTAGTCCTTCGCGGGCTTGCCCCAGAAGCTGTTGGCCATGCCTGTAAAGAAGCGGCGTTCCATCCAGACGGCCCGGCGCACCTGTTCCAGCCAGTCCTCCAGGCCATCAGCCGGAGCGCAATGCAGCCAGAACAGGATCAGGGCGTCGCCCTGGCCGTAGCCGTCCGGCTCCGTCAGTTTCCCAGGTCGGCGCTGATGCCCACGCCCTTGATGATGGCCGAGGCAAAGGATGTGGCGATGCCGGGATACTCCTCCAGACGCTCCGTGAACGCCTGGCGATCATCGGGATGAATCACGTCAAAAAGGAGGTTTTTGGCGGCCTGCGCGGGGTTTTTGGCCGCCTTGTCCTGCAATCGCTGAATTTGCGTTTTGGTCGGCTTGGCGAAACGGAACGTCAGGGAAACGCCCTGCGCCTCGTCCGCGGATTCCCCGGCCCAGGGGTCTTCAAAAGCGTGGGTGAAGGGCACATACTTGCGGCCGGTTTCCTGCTTGTCTTCCATGATTGAATCCTCCATGCGTTGTGCGGCCATGTGCGCCGCGATTTCGGGTTGCCCTGTAGGAATACCTGAAAGAAGGAATCCACGCCCGCAAAGGGCGCGAACCATGCGAAGAATTTTCAGGGGGGAATATTTGAAGGGCCGCCCCTTGCGGAGCGGCCCCTGGCGCTGCTTACTTGTCCCCGCTCACCAGGTCATGGAGGATGTTCAGCCCTTCTTCAATATCCCGCGTCCACCACTCAAGGCCGCGGAGCGCCTTGTCATGCAACAGGGCCACGGTGGCGTCCGGCTTGTGCGCCAGGGCGGCGCAGGCCACGGCGAGGAAGGCCGCGCGTTCTTCCAGTTCATAGATGCCGTCAACCACAGTGCCGGGCACCTTCCCGGCCACGGCGCTCACAGCACGCCCCCGCGCTGGCGGGCGCGCTCCACGCGCTTGCGCGCGGCCTCGGGCGAAGCGCCCACGGTCTTGCCGATTTCCCGCCAGGTGCAGCCCATGCGCCGAAGCTCCACCATGCGCCGAAGCGCCCGTGGGCTGTTGGTGCGCCGCCAGATGCGGTCGGCCTCGCGCAAGCCGGCAAGGTACGCGGCCTTGCGCTGTGCCTCCACCACGGGGAAGGACTGGCCTTCGTCCAGCCCCTGACGGTAGCCGGCCTCGCGGGCGAGCTCCACGCGGCGTTCCCTAAGCTCGCGCAAGAGCCGGGCCAGCATGGCCCGGAAATCCCGCGCGCGGGGCGTGTTCGCCAGCATGGAGAGGATATAGACGCCTTCTTCGGTGAAATGGCGCACTTCATAGCGCTTTCCGTCAGTAGACATCACCTTGATGCCAACTGCGTAACCCCTCAATTCTTTCTGATTTCTGCTGAAGAGGATATTGACGGATTTGGCGGGCTTGGCGTAGCCGAGTTGACGGCCGATTTCTTCCGAGGAAAAGAGGATTTGTCCATTGTTATCAACGAATTTCAGGTCGTTTTCATTGACGATGGACGTGGTTAGAGATAGGCTGTTTTCAGCCATTTTCACTACCTCCAGCGTAGTGGTTGGTTAGGCCCGGTCGAGCGTCGCTACCGCTTTTCCGGGCTGTTTTCTTTTTTGTCCCCGTTCCAGTTTGGATAGAGCTTGTCAAAGGCGCTCAATACGAGCTGCTTGACGCTTCGCCGCTCCTTTTTCGCAAGCTGCTTGATTTGCTCATGCTCCTCATCGGTAACAGGGAAATTGACCTGCTTCCGTGGCATTTCACCTCCTGTTGGTGAAAGTATAAAACTAGCTTTTAGCTAGTTGTCAAGAAAAATTGTCACGAAGAATGAGAATTAGGGATTGCGGCTGATGGCAGCATAACGTATTTTCCTGTTATGCCTTCTTGGCTTTCCCCTAGTATTTAGCTCAGTTAGAGGTCATAATCGCCCCAAAAACCTGACCACCTTTTCGTGCCATGCTGCCTGTTGAATCGGCCAAATTCATTACGAACCCTGACTATTTTGCCGTCCTCGTCTTTGTTTCGCCGCGTTCCCCTCAGTGGCCCTTTGTCTGGGCGCTCTGCCAAAAGGCGGAAGGAGTCAGCGAGGGCAAAGATTATTATATCGCCGCCTTCCTGCTCAAGGAATACTCTATCCGCATCCTCGCCTCCATTTGCCATATCACGCAAGAATGGAAAACAGCCCACCTTTTCGTAAGGCAGAAGGAGATAGGCCATATTTATAGCATACGATGGCTTGACTGCTATTTTAAATCATTAAAATGTGCGAATCCCAATGCGTGGTGCTTCGACCTGACGAAAGAGCCTGAAAAATTGTTCATCCCCAGTAACTACACCATCACAATCAATCTTGAGTCGGACGCGCTTGCCGAAGATCAACCCGAGAGGAAAAGACACAATAATTTATATATATGCCCATGCAAACAGCTTTCAAGCTATAAGTGGGGCAGTATTGAAATACCAATTAATTTGAAAGACCAGTTTCAGGCATTTGCGGTGGAAAGAGGCATGGCGGACTACCCGAATTTTGATATTAATAATTTTAAACAATCAACGGTAAATATTTAGATACAATCTTATATAGCAAATTAAGGTGCAAAATATGAATCGGACTGAACGCTACGCTGAATTTAGCAAATTCCAGGCAACGGGGAAAGAAGTTATCGAAGGTTTAGAAAGCAAATACGGTACTACGTTCAGCAAATACTATTCATTTTATATTACACCAAAGGGTAGATACGGTGGAAATGATAAAACAATTTTTGAATATTTCTACGGGGAACGGTTCTATGACAGAACGGTGAGGAGATCACTCGTAGAATGTGGTACGACAATGTTATATCAACGCCATGACGATGGTTATGTGTCGTGCCTATTATATCCGGCTAAACCTGAAAATACATCACGTATTGAAGATTTTATTTTCTTAAATCGACATCTTTCGCCGGAGAAAATAACAACAAACCTATTGGAAAAACATTTTAAATATTTTATATCATATATGAAGGTTACAAGTTTAGATGGGGGTCCATCTTTATGGGATAGGTTTACTATATGGCGGCTTATGCTTTGTAACCAGACTGTGCAGGACGGAAAAGCTATGCCTATAAAAATACTTTCTTATATATCGTCGATTATTAAATTTGGACTAACAGTTGGCCTTAGTGGCTTTATATTATACTTAATTCAACTATTTTTTCTAATCCTACGCCAACAATAAGTATTTATTATCTATAAGATATTTAGAAATGTCGTACTCCATAAACGTTCATCTTCTGTAGGAAAATCTAATCTCTGACTGCGAGCCCGGCGGCGTATCCGCCGGGCCGCATCAAAAAAGCCCTCTGCGATTGTCGCGCCAGCCGTTGGCGAGTCTGCGAGCCTTGCGGTAGCCGTTAGCGGCTCCGCCGCTTACGGATAGCGACAGCGATTTCTTTGTGTCGCATGTCAAGTAACTAATTGCTGTCTTCATCCGTAAGCCGCTGAAGCGGCAACGGCTGAAGCACGGATGGCGACAGCGGTTGCGTTGGCTGGCTGCTGAGGTAGCTCACTGCTGTCTTCATCCGTAGCTTCCTTCGTCGCAACGCCTGAAGCAAAGAACGCCTATTTACTGGCGGATGAGGCCGCACAGCGGGCACATCCACACGAGGCGCCAATGAGCGCGAGGCGCAGGCGGTGCCCGCAGGTGGGGCACTCCTGGGCCGACGCGCCCGGCATCATGCCGTCACCTTGGTGATGGTGGGCATTTCCGGCCACGGGGTCAGCTTGCCGCCGCCGTCCCAGGGGGCTCCCGGCTGGTGGTTGAGCTCCCGGATGGCCTTGCGGTAGGCGTTGACTGCTGCGCGGTCCTCATCACTTATGGGGTAGTCTGAGGTTGTCAGCTTGTCTGTAGCAGTCAACCTTGCCTCGCAGGCCATGCGCAGCAGCTCAAAGCGCTCGGCCTCGGTCTCCGGGTCCGCGAGCCATGCCGCGCGCTCTTCCGCCGCCTTTGCCGCGCAAATCTTTTCCCACGCCTCTTGTGAGATCAGCCCCTCGGCCAGCTTCGTCTCCGCGTCCTCCTCGCGCCAGACCGAGCCCTGGCCGATTTCCGGGTCGTAGAGGTTGACGGTCACGGGATTGGCAGCCGCCAGCGGTGTTGCCATGCGCCGGGCCGAGAAGAGCGCGGGTGCGGTCTGTTGGCTCACGGCTTTTGCGGGGTCGTGGTATTGAAGGATGACAACGCCCTGCCCGCCAGGAGTGAAAGAATTGTTATTATCAAAGCGGATGCGCCCGCCCCCGCCGTATCCATACTGTCGAAGGCAAAAAACCGAAGGGACGTTGATGTCATAATTATTATTGGTGCTGGAAGTTATCCAGCCCTGCCCAGGGTTGACCCACTCGCCGTGGGCAAGGTCGTCCGGGGCCTTGGTGTAACTCCCGCCTTTGGCAACAAGGTCGACAAAATGCGTGTCTCCGCCATGGGTGGCTTCATTTGCCGCCGTTGTACCCGGCTGCTGCGCCTGCGCGTTTGTAACCGGAGTGCCGCCGGTTCCGATGACAACTGAAACAGTTTCATCTTTTTCAAGCCAGCGGAAGGTATCGATCCTGCCGCCGGGCGCGTTGGAATACACAAGCATGGAGCCGCCTGCCGTGTGAGCATAGCCGCCCGCCCCGCCCCCGCACATCTGGATGCGGTACCAGCCGGTCACTGGGGCGGCCCATTCACAGGACTCGGTGATCAGCGTCTCGGCGTTGAGCTGGAGGTTGCCGCCCAGTTCGGGAGTGACGGCCAGCACGTCGGTCTCGCCGTTCCGGCCCTCCACAAGATGCAGGCCCGCGCCCACGCGGATGGCGCCGCGCCGCTCCGCAGTGGGCGGAGCATCATCCAGCTTTGCGGCAAGTGATGTGCCAAGGGAGAGCAACGTCTGGCCCTGTTCCGTCACCAAGGCCGCTGTTATGGCCTGCGCCTGTTCCGTGGCCGTGGCGCGTTCCCGCAAGGCCGTGATGGCTTCATCGGCGGCGTCCGCCTGCGTCAGACAGGCGGCAAGGGCCGTGTCTGTGGTTCGGGCGTGGGCGTCCAGTTTTTGCAAAGACTGGCGGATGCGCGGGCAATCATCCTCCAGCATGTTCTTTTCATCCGGCAACGGCAGTTCAAGGTAGTTTGTCTTGCGGTCTATCATGGTCTGGCTCCTACACGGTCATAAAGCGCAGGTCATAGAGCATGGGCCGGGCGCTGATGGTGCCCTTGAGGGTAAGGCGCAGCTTCGCCATATCCGCCTGCGCAATCGTCTTGCTGAAGGTGTACTCCACATAGCCATTCCCCTGCGGGGTGGTGGCCTCCGGCGTCATGGCCCGCCACTCGCCGCCGTCCAGCTGGATTTCCGGCACAACCGACGCGCCGGAGGGGATTTCCGCACAATAAATGAGAATGGCCTTTGTCGCGCCCGTGGCCTTGACGCTGCGGGCGTAATACGTGCCTTCCGATTCCAGACTGCCGGCCAGAATTTGCGAGCCTGGCCAGAGAACCGGGCTTGCGGTCACATCGCCGGAGAGTTTCGCCTTGACCTGAATCTGCCCCGTCTGCGCGGCGGGGAGGCGCACCGGCTGATCCTCGGCCACAGTCATGATCGAGCCGTCCGGCAGTGTCAGCTCGTACTCCACACGACTCTGGGAGGACGGGGTTTCAGCCAGGGCAAGCAGGATCAGGTCTGTCGCGCCCTGGACGGTGGCCGCGCCAAGCGTGAGCGTGTTCACGCCGGAGGCGAAATCGGCCCCAAGGAGCCGGAAAGTCAGATCGCGGGCCTGGTGCGCCGTCCAGGTGGAGGCATTGGAGGAGGAAAGCAGAACGCCGGCAACGTATGACTGCGCGGCCACCCATTGCTGATGGGTAGCATCGTATTCGCCCATTTCAGCCACCGCAAGCGCCGTGTCCGCGTCATTGCAAAGAATGACCAGGGCGTATTCCGTGCCGGCGGCCAGAGCGACAGGCGCATCAAAAAGGATGCGCGTATGGCCGCCGCCGGTAACGACAATGTTTTCAGGCGGCACAATGGCCTCGGCCAGAACCGTGCGGGTGGGCAGCCCGTTTGAGCATTCGCGGAGTTGCACACGCACCCCGGCAGGCCCCTTGGCGGTAAACCACAGATCCGCTCCCGCCACCTGGGCGGCGGCATCCAGCGTGAACGTCTGGGCCAGAGGGTCAATATTGGTGTTGGTCACGGTTTGCACGGAGCGGTATGTGGTGACCTCCAGCGTGCCCTGACCGACAAAGGTCGCCTGCGCCGTGGAACCATTGCCGCGAAACTCCACCAGCTTGGCCCCGGCGGGGATGTTGGGCGGGATGGTAAAAACGCCGGCCATCTTGCCCTCGGCATCGGCTGTGAGCGGGCCGTCCTTGGGCTGGACGCTCACGCCGTCAAAGCTGATTTCCGTGAGGTTTTCGCCCGGCCCGAAGCCCTCCAGAGTAAACGCCACATCAATCTGCCGCAAATGGCTTATGGCCTGCTGCGTGGTTCCGGCCATTTCGGTCGACCAGGAAACGTCCCGCACCGTCTGGCCATGCTGCGGATGGTTTGGCGCGTATATCTGGCGGTAAAAACTGCGCGTCACAGGGCTTGTCCAGGCGGACGCCTGTTCCAGCCAGCGGTCAACCGCCGGAGTGAGCGTTGCCCTGCCCGGCAGGATGGCGAATGCCATGTACGGGTTGACCTTCATTGCCCCGGTACGCAGAGGCTGATTAATCAGGACGGACACGGAAAAATTGCGGGCGGTGGCCTTCAGGATGTCATCCGAAAGGCCATAGGCGCTCGCGGTAATGGGCAGGGTCAGAAACCCATTGACGATCGCCGCCGTCTGCTCAATGCCCTGGTCACGCATGGAATCGTCCAGAAGCGGATCGACCGCCAGCCCGACCTTCGCCCCGGCCTCGCGGGTGGCGGCGTCCGACTCAAGACGCTGCCGGGCAATCTCTCCGAGCGCGTATTCCAGACGGGTGTTCAGCATCTCCAGATCGGAGAAGCTGTAGACACGGATGCCGTCATTGATCACCTGCCGCTTGTCAGGCGATCTCCATGTCTGGCGGACGCTGGCCACGGCCAGCAGCGTTTCCGGCACGGCCGGGCTTTTGGCGTTGTATTCCGCCGGGACGCCCTGCACCCACGAAAAGACGCCCTCGCAGGAGAGGCACAGCCGGTCGATGCGGGGCAGCGCCTGGTTGTAGCTGACCATGATGCCGCTGCCCGCCACGGCCCCGGACACGAAAAAGCCGTCATAGTCCAGGTCTTCCGGTTCAAGGCTCTTGTCCAGGTAGGTATATTTGACCTGAATCGTGGAGCCGGGGGCAGGCTCATTGCCGGGCGGAAACCAGTCAACCGCATCGCCTGTGCGCTTGTAGTCCGTGCCCGGTTCATAGACCGTGTCGCCCTGGCGCACCTCGACGATGCTCATGACGGAGGTATCAGGAAGCGCGTCCGAACAGCCGGAATACGAGCCATGCACGATGCTCGCCGTCTTTTCCAGGGTGACGCGCAGGGCCGCAATGCTGTGGATGGGCGGATGCGCCACGTTGATGCGCTGGCGCGGACTGCCGTCAGCCTCGATGACCTCGGTATCCACAAAACGCAAATCGGGCCGGGCGTCAAAGGACACGCGGCGGGAGGTCTGCAATTCAACCCCAAAGCCGTTCACTCGGCAGCGCCCTTCGGAAACGGTGTAGATCTGTGCGCCGCCTTCGGCGTCCTCGGCCTGGCGGACGACGAGACCGGAGCAGACATACGTTCCGCCGCCCGTGGAATCGCGGTCATAGCGGGCGATGCCCTGGTTAAAGGAATCGAGGTTGGGCGGGGTTTCCCTGGCCCTGGGCACGCCGTCGTCTATGGCATGAACGGGGTAAAAATCACCGTTGCCAAGGCTTGCGTCGCCGTCATGCGTCCACACGGCTTCAACCTTTCTGCGCCAGGCTCCGGGTTCGCCCTCGCCGCGTGAGCCGATGGCGGGATTGTACAGCGCCGGGTCTTCCAGCTCGGAGACGATCTCCTCTTTCAGCCGGATGCCCACGGCCACGCTGCCCCGGGTGGGGATGACAAGGCTTGCCTGCTTTACCGGCCAGATGGCTCCCGCAAGATAGATAAGACCGGCTTCGGCCACGACCTGCCCGGTCCGGGCGTTGACCGTGATCTGGGCGTCCAAAATGATGTCGCCGTCCTTGTACAGACTGTCGCCAAGGGACTTCAGGCGGGCCGCGAAGATGCTTTGCAGCTCGTTCATCTCCGACGCCTGGGTGCCGTAGCCGTCCCGCAAAAGAAGCTCGGTGTAGCTTTTGGCAGGATCGTAGCGGTTCCAGTAATTGTCTATTTTTCTGCCGTTGTTGGTCTGCATGGCGTACCCCCTAAATGGGCAAAACAAATTCAATGGTCTGGCGCACGCTGGGAGACCTGTTGATGGGCGGCTGGAAAATCTGCGCGGCCACCAGCAGGCCGGGGCTCTTGATGTCGGAAGGCAGGAAATAACGCTGCCCAGGCGGCAGACCTTCTTTCACTTCGGTATCCATGAACACGCCGATTTCCCGAATGATGGCGTTGCTGGCGTCCGCGAAATTGTAGTTGACGCGGACGTAGAGGTAGGGGCTCGGCCCGGCAACGGACGTGTAGCGGGCCTCCTGCACGTCCCCGTCCGCGCCGGCGGCCACGGGGATAACGATGTCGCCCTCATCATCCGGCTCCACAAAGCCGATGGTGGCGGGCGTTCTGCGGCCAAGCTCGTTGACGAGCGCGGTGGCATTGACCAGGCTGGGCAATGTCGCATCTTCGCCGTCCCATGCCGCGTCACCGCTGCCCCAGGCCAGATGGATGGGCCGCGAGGAAAGCGCCAGGGCGATGGCGGCCCGGCCTGTTTTGGTAAGGGTTGCAAGACTCATTCTGCGTCGCTCCTTGTTGAAATTTCGGTGAGATAGTCGCTCCAGCGCCGATTGGCATAGGAACCGAGCCAGCCCTTTTCATGCAGCGGCTGCGCATGGACATGTGCGATGTGGAGAACGGCCTGCTGCGGGGGCTGCGGCGCGAGCGTGGCCGCAGGCAGAGCAAGTGCGGCATGTGAGGCGAGACGCGGCTGTGGGGATTCTGGCCGGCCCATTTGGGCGCGGGCCACAGACTGCACGCGGACGGGACAGAGATCGGCAAGCCAGCGCCGTTTTCCCCACTGTCCTTGCCAGCCGCGTCCGCGTAGCGGGCTTGTCCGGCAGGTCTGCCGGGAAGCCCCGGCGCACACCGGGACGCGAGGACTCACGGGAGGTGTGGCCAGAATGGTTTTGTTCCGCCATCTCTCCAGGATTTCCAGCTCCCGCCGTCCGGGGTTCGCGCCCCACGCATCTCCCCAGCGTGAGCCCTGATAGATGGTGGCCGTTGGGCGGCCATAGCAGGCGTTGATGTCGCCCCATGTGCCGTCGCCGTTGAAGGATACCGGCTCGCCCGGCTCCCTGCTGTCACCGGGCCAGGAGAAAACCGCCTCCACCCTGGCCCATTCGCGCTTCCGCATTTTCCACCTGGGCAGGATGCGATCCCAGGTGGCGGACTTCTGCCACGGTCTTTGATCCCAGCCGCCATGCCAGGGCCAGGATGCCGTGGTGCGGACGCACCAGTGCAGGGAGACAATTTCGCCCACGGTAAAGCCGTGGTTGCGGGGATACGCTTCGCTCCAGAAAGAGCGGCTCCAGACGGGACGATCAAGATAGGGCGCAAGAAAGCCGGTGGAGCTTTCAATGCCCAGCCCGGCTCCGGTCACGTTCCACACTTCCGACTGGAAGCGATGGGCCATGCCGAAAGAGACTACCACGCCCGGATTGTCCTGGCTTTCATAATCAACGCCGGAAAAACGCGACCAGAAGCCCTGGCTCCAGCCGTGGGCGCTCTTTTCCCCGCTCCAGACCGCCGGGTTGAGGTTGTAGGTATCGGTGTAGATTCTGGCCAGAACCGAGCGGGCCGGCTTGTACTCGTTGACCAGCCAGATCAGCGCGTCCAGATCGTTGAGCAGGGTTTCCTGCTCCGCCTGGCTTACGGGAACCTTGAGGCCGATCTGAAATTCCGCCCAGCGCGAGGGCTGATAGTCCCGCAGATTCTCAATCTTCAGGCTTTCAAAACCGTAAAAGCGCAGGATTTGCGGCAGCCCCTGAACCTTGCCGCCCAGCATGTGCCAGGCATAGGCATTGACGACGCGCCGCCTGAATTGCGCGGCGTTTTCCCGAACATGGCGCACCAGTCCCCGGCTTGTGCCAAAGCCGGGGATCAGAACATCTTCGCAATGCTCCGGGAACCATTGCTGGCGGAAATACAGGATGTCGTCCCGCGTTTCATCCAGGCTGTGCGCCTTCCCCCGAACGAGCGCGGAGAGCGGCCCCGGCGTGTGGATAAGGGGCCAGCGCAGCACGTCCCGGAAGTAGCGCCAGAACTCGGAAGCCATCAGATTTCCTCCGCCATCGTGGTGGAAAGCGCCAGGGATTCGAGCCGCGCCACGCCGTCCGCCGGAACGCTGATGACTGCCTGCGCCGGGCTTGCCCAGGTGACGCGCTTGACGCCGGGCACGGCCATGACCGTGTGCGTCAAAAGGTCAGGGGTCATGTCCTGCCCGATTTGCAGGGCGGATACGTCCGCAAGCGGGCTGGTTTCGGCAAAGAGCGCGCGGATGCGGGCCTCGGCCTGCGCCACAATGGCGGCGGGATCGCCGCCGGTGTATTCAAGTTCGCCGCTGATGGCGCAGGGAATGGCCGCTGGGCCTTTGACCAGCCAGTCGTCGTTGATGGGCACGTTGGGCGCTATGGCCGCGCGGACTTTTTCCAGAAGCGCCTCGGTGGGCAGCACATCCGCGCCCCGGACAACAACGTCAACCGTACCCTGGCCGCGCGGATGCCGGTCAAGGATGCTGACGCTGGTCACGCCCGGCACGGACAAGGCCCAGGCCATATAGGCGTATTTGGTGCAGCCGTTGTTCGCCTGCCATTGCAGGGCGTAGCGTTCCCGAAGCTGCGCGTCCGTCTCCTCGTTCGCCCCTTCCTCCGTCAGCCAGTCCGCCGGATTCGTCACCCCGGCAATGCCTTCCACCGGCGTCACCAGTTCGCAAATCTGTCCCGCGCTTGCGTTGGCGCTCGCGCCGTAGTCCTCCGCCTCCACCGGCACGTCCACACAGGCGGCGTCGGCGGGCAGGACGGCATCAGCCAGGCTGCTGTAACGGTACACCTGGCCAATGCCGTCCGGGAGAGTGCGGACAATGCGCCGGGCCGGGATGGCAACATTGCCCGCAAGGGAGGAGGAGCGCAGAAAGCGCACATTGCCCCTGGCCTTGGTGGCCGGGCGGCGGGAGAGATTGACGCTTGCGGCGTGGCTGTCCAGCCAGTCGCCGGTTGCCGTGGCCGGAACGGCCTGCTGCATCAGGCGCTGCAAGAGCGCGTAGATCTGCCAGTAGCCCCAGCAGTAGATCTCCAGCAGACCGCGCACCACGCCCTTGTTGAGGTTGAGCCGCGCGGGCAGCCAGCCTTTGGCGGCAAACTCGTCCTGCACCTTCTCGACATGGGCGAAGACCGAGGCCCGGACGTCCTCAATCGTTCGGGAAACACGCGGCAAAACTGTCATTTCTTGGCTGGACATCTTCGACCACCAGTTCCATTGTCAGCTTGTTGAACCGCAAAACCAGGTTCAGCGGCGTATCCTCGTCGATGAAACGCCAGAAGACGTGCGCCGTGATGCTTGTTTCATCCCAGCGCGTCACCGAGCAACGCACCGAGCCGACAACCACACGCGGGTCTTCCTCCACGCGCATGATGATTTCCGCTTCCAGGGCCGCCCGGTTCGCCGCCGTGGACTCCTCCAGAATCCAGTCGTGAATCAAAGACCCAAAGGACGTGTCGTAGAACAGGCCGCCCAGCCGGGTAAAAATCCGCAACACAATGTCCTGGACGCCGGTTTCAACACCGTCCGTCAGCACAAGCTCGCCGCTGGCGGCGACGCGGGCTTGTCCGCTGGCGTCAAGGGCGATATCCTGCCCCCACAGGTCGGTCGTCGTGTTGTTCATGGGGAAAATTTAGCGCGGACAAAAGAAAAGCGCCCGGAAAGGGCGCGGAATATGCGAGGAAAATATGGATGATTTTGACGATAAGCGGGCGGGTCAAGTCTTCCTGGAATGTTCTAATTTACTCTCTGGAAAGTCGGACCGGGAAATTGCCATTATCGGCGTTGCCTATATTGAAGACATCCTGACAAGCATGCTTGAAGCTAGGATTATCCCCGGCGGTATAGACCTGAAGCGAGTAGATTCTTTTTCCTTCAAACTCAAACTTGCCCGCTCTGTCGGAATTTTGAGAAAAAAAATTTATGATTCATTAAATAATATTTTAACAATCAGAAACGACTTCGCCCATGATTATGCCGAAAAAAATTTGAACGATGAAAAATTTTCATGCTACGTTGATAATATATTCAGGTTGAATAAAGATATTCTTGAATCTATAAAGAGAGTATCTGAAAAAAACATCAGCAAAAAATATAAAGAAGAACTTACTGCTCTCCTGGAAAATAAAACACATAGAATGCGACTAGTTATGGCGTCTACGGCGGCGGGTCTTTCCGGAGCTTTGCCGACCGTCGAAAGGATTGAAGAACCACAGTAAGTTTTTGATTCGCATCATCAGCCGCACCCCGAACAGCCATTGACCTTGCCGTTTATGCCGCCGGTCACGGTCAGCGGCCCGTCTATCACCACGGCCCCGGTAATGTTGGCGGGACCGCGTAAGCTGTAACTCCCTTCATGCTCCCGGTGGTCCCGCTCATGCACCGTGCCCAGGCCGCCGCCGGTTCCGCGTGCGGTTTCGTTGCCTTCCTTGATGATTTCCGGGGCTTTGAGGGTCAACGTCCCCCCGGCCTGAACTGTGGCGTCCCCGCCAGCCGTGACTTCCGCGTTCCCCCCGACGTTGACTTTCCAGTTTGAGGACGTCAGCGTCACCACCTGTTTTTCCTTGTCAATCCTAATTTCCACCCCCGGTTCAAGCTGGATGACCAGTTCGTTCAAATCGGCTTTCGGCGCGTTCTGGCCCAGGCCATAGCGGATATTGGAGATAAAGGGGTAGTTGGGGTCGCCATCATAGAAACTCAGATCGCACAGCGTGCCCTTTGCCGGCGGGCAGACCACGCCCCGATCCGGGCCGCCCCACAGCACGGGGAGAGCCACACGCGGCACAACAGGCTCCGAATCGTCCACGCTCTCATCATTCCGCAGGGGTTGCACATCGGCAAAATACTGGCCGTCAGCGGCGTAGACGCCCACGATTTTGGCCTTGCGCGTCATGCGGTAAAACGAGCGCAAATTCGGCTGGGCCAGTTCAACTATCCTGCGGATAAGGTCGATAAAATCACGTTTGCTTTCCCGCTCGTCCATCATGCCCACCCGGTATCCTTGCCATAGGTAACGGTGGTTGAATTGCCGCCCTCGCGCAAAGAATGGACGACATCCAGGGCGCGGGCCGTGATGTCCAGCCCTCGCCGCGTGTCAGTGATATGCACAAGCCGGCTGTGGGTGAGGCCGGGGAGCAAAACGCTGGTGGCCACGCCAATGCCGTCCGGGGTTTCCGGCGGCGTGTTGGCGATGAGGTTTTCACAGGTGGAGATGGCATAAGCCGCGCCAGGCTCGTCCCCGGCGCTCCATGTGAGGCCATTTGCGCCCAGCCACAGGGCATGGCGGCTCATGTCATGGCCGAAGGAGCGGGTCAGGGTGTTGGCAAGCTGCTTGATGGCCCGCGCCACGGAAACATGGGAAAAAACCTGCCAGGGCAAAATGTCGCCCGGAACATCCACCACGCCCACGGGCAGGCCGGTTGCGGCCAGCAGCCTTCTGGCCACTGCGGCCGCAGGCTCCCTGTAAAAGGATTCCCTGACCGTGGTTGTGGTCAGGGCCTTTTCCAGACCAATCGCCTGGATGGTGATAGCGTCGGCGTTTTCCGCATCCGCCGCCGGCTGCCCGATCTCCTCCACCGTGCCTTCCCATTCCTGCCAGAAATTGGCCTCGCCGCGATAGCCGAAGCGCAGGGCCACCGGCTGGCCCACAGCCAGGGATGCGCGGGCCTCGCCTTCCGGGTCGGGAATGACGATCCGGGCGCGAGTGACCACGGCGCGGCGGCGCGACACCAGCTCAATAAACGGGCTGCGCAGGATTTCCAGCGGCCCGACGTTGCAGCGGATATTCAGCCCTTCGATCAAGATCCACTCCTATCACTTCTTCAGGCGCTTTTGCGGCTTCCCGGCCTTTTTGAGTCGCCATCTCCCTGGCCCGCGTCGCCAGCTCTCCGGGAGTCGGCTGTTTGGCCACGGCCTGTTCCTGCTTCACAATGGGCGGATTGTGTTCCACAAAGGACAGGGTGGCCCTGATGTCATCGCTTTTCATGGACTCTGCGGAGTCCAGCCTGGAAAAGACGACCTGCCGGATGCCCCGCGCCAGAAGATGACGGCTGGCAACGGTAAAGATGGTGGGGTTGGCCCTGGCGTCCGTCTTTTTGAAAAGTCCGTTCAGCGTATCCAGCTTGTCGTAGCAGGTGCCGCTTTCGTCCGTGGTGAGATAGAGGGAAAGGGAAATATCGCTGTCTTCCCAGCCCTGCGGCGTTTTCTTTTTGCCGGACGCCTTGTCCACGGACTGCTCGTCAAAGCGAACAGCGCAGGAGACGCGGATATCCGCCAGGATGCCCGGCAACGCCTCGCCGCCGATTCTGACGATTCCGTCTTCAAAGGTAAGCAGTTTCATATTGAATGCTCCAATTTGGCGCAAACTTTGATGCCGCGCAAGGAAGGCGAGCTTTTACGAGGGGAGTGGACTCTTTTTGTCCATGACCCGAAGAAAAAGCGATGCCTGACGCCGCAGGGCGCAAAGATCGCGCCAAATTTCATGCCATGCTCTCCCCGTATTCCATAGCCGCCGACTTGAGCTGATCATAAAAATCGTTGGCGTCTTTCACGTTGGGCAAGGTGATGTTGGCGATGTGCAGGGTGAAAGACGGCTGCGTCTGCCCCCCGGCCCGCGATGCCGCATCATGCTGCCTCTCTTGCGCGACATCCCCAGGCATGCCGGGAGGTTCTGGCATCTTCGGCGCATTGAACTCCGGAGCATCCTCTCCGCCAAAGAGGCTCTGCCACACGCTGCCAAGGCCGTCCTTCAGCGTCTGGAACTTGCCGGAGATGGTCTGCATCAGGCTTGGGAATCCGGCATTGACGCCTTCGCCGAGCGTGGTCATCAGGCGCGTGCCGGAAAGCGTGAGGGTGGAAAGCGGCCCCTCCCTGGCGTCCGAAAAGGGCAGCAGGTTGCGCACCTTCTGGAAAACGCCCTTGACCGAATCCACCAGGCCGGAGGCCGCCGACTTGATGCCGTTGATCAGCGTGGTCAGCAGCTTGGCCCCGCTCTCGAACAGGTCGATGCCGTCCAAAAAGTTCATGACTTCCGCCCAGGCTCCCCGGATGGCGTCGCCCACGCCGAACAGATCACCCACACGGGCGAACAGCTCACCCACGCCCTCGAAGACGGAGCGCAACGCCTCCGCCGCAGCCGGGGCGTCCCCGGTGAAAATCGCCAGCAGAAAATTAAAGATGCGGATCAGGTTGTCCACGCCCTGCACCAGCACGGAGGCCGCGCCCGCGAGCACTTCCAGGGCTTTGGTCAGCACGCCGCCGACCACTTCCCCCAACTGCCGCGCGCCGCTTCCCGCTTCCTGACTTTGGGAGCCGAAGAGGCGCGAGAGCAACTTGCCCGTATGATCCAGCACGGCCCCCAGTTGCGCGAAGGCCGGTTCCAGAATCCGCAGGGCCGGGCCGAAGTCCAGGGCGTCCCATATCCCGGCGAAGTATTCCTTCACGCGGTAAACGATGCGGGCCACGCTTGTGACCAGCCCTTCCAGCCCGGCAGCCTTGATGTCCCTGGCCAGCTCCCCGCGTATTTCTGAACTGGAGCCCTTGAGGTTGTTGAAAATGGCGATGACGCCATTGACTGCCAGCTTGATGTTGTTCCACCAGCGGGTCAGAACAGTGGCGATGCCGCCGAAATCCGCTTTCCAGGCCGCGTAAAAAAGCCCGGCTGCCGCGATAAGCGCCCAGATGGGAGCGCCAAGGCCAAGCAGAGAAGTCTTGAGCGTGAGCAAAAACTTTCCCACCTGTGGAGCGGCCTTGCCAATGGCCCACATGCCGCCGGCAAAGGCGGTGACGGCCACAACGGCGGTTGCCAGGGCGCTGGCCATTTTCAGAATGGCGGAGCCGAACCTGCTTTGGGCAAAGCCGTCCAGAAGACGCAAAAGCCCTGTAATGGCGTCCACAACCTTGCGGACGATGGGCAGAAATATCTTGCCCACGCTGATTTGCAGGGATTCCCAGGCGCTGCCCATGCCGCGCACGCTTCCGGCAAGGGTGTCGTTCTGCTTTGCGGCCATTTCCGCCGCCGTGCCGGACCCATTGACCAGGTTGTTGATTTTTTCAAGCAGCTTGCCCGATCCGTCGGCCTGGTTGAGCAGCTCGGAAAAACCGGCCATCGCCTCTTCGCCGACAATTTTTTTCAGTGCTTCAATCTGGTCGGCGGAACCCATCTTCTGAAGTTTTCCGGTCAGTTCTCCCAGAACCTGGATCGGGCTGCGCAAGTTGCCCGCCGCGTCCTTTGTGGTGACGCCAAGGCGCTGCATGAGCGTGGCGGCCTCCTTGCTGGGCGCGGCCAGTTTGCCCAGCATGGCCTTCATGGTTGTGCCGGCCTGTGATCCCTTGATGCCCACATCGCCCAAAAGGCCGGCCATTGCCGCCGTCTCCTCCAGCGAAAGCCCGGCCTTGCGAGCAATGGGCGCGACATACTTCATGGTGTCGCCCAGCAGTTCCATGTCGGTGTTGGCCTGAGCGCAGGTCAGCGCAAGCGTGTCGGCCACGCGGGTCATTTCGGACGCCTTGAGGCCGAAAGCCCCAAGGATGTCGGAGGAAATGTCGGCGGCCCGGCCCAAATCCGTGGCCGTGGCCGCCGCCAGATTGAGGACGCCGGGGAGTGCGTCCAGATTTTCCTGCACACTGAAACCGGCCATCGCCAGATACTGCTCGGCCTGCCCCACCTGGACGGCGGTAAACTGGGTTGTCGCGCCCAGCTCCCTGGCCTTGTCTTCAAGGGCTTTCAACTCCGCGCCGGATGCGCGGGACACCGCGCCCACCTTGGCGATCTGGTCTTCAAAACCGGCGGCGGTGGCCACACATTTGCCGAACGCGCCGAGCATGACCCCGGAGGCAATGGCAAGCGGCCCCATCGCGAGGGCCAGCCGGCCCATGCGGGCGTGGAGCGATGTTGTCGCCTCGTCCACGCCGCGCATTTCCTGCCGGATTTTCCTCAGAGGGCCTGAGAGCATGTCCACCAGGGAGAGGGTGGCGAAAATCTTGAAGACTTCCATAGTATTGCTGGCGCGGCGCGATTTTGTTTAAATTATTCCTTTTTGCCCCAGAAACAGCGGCTCATGGCCTCAAAGAACCTTCTTTCCATCCAGACGGCCTGGGCAAGCTGGGATTCCCACTCCTCCACAGTCTCGGCAGGCTCGGAGCGCAGCCAGTGGCGGATGAGGGCATCGCCCTGCCCGAAGCCGTCCGGCTCTAGTTTCCCAGATCAGCCGAAATGCCGACGCCCTTGAGAATGGCGGAGGCAAAGCTGGCCGTAATGCCCGGATACTCTTCCATACTTTCCAGGAAACGCTCCTTGTCGTCCGCATGGATGATGTCCAGCAAAAGGTTGCGGGCCGCCTGGCTGGAATTCTTGACGGCCTTGTCCTGCAGGCGTTGCAGCTGAATTTTGGTGGGTTTGGCGAAACGGAAGGTCAGGCTCACGGTCTGGCCCTCGTCGGCGCTCTCGCCAGCCCACGGGTCTTCAAAGCTGTGGGTGAACGGCACATATTTGCGGCTGGAAACGGATTCGTTTTGCTTCACATCGGCCATGACAAACTCCTTTTGCGGCAAAGCCGGTTGATTTGTTCCCTTGTAGCCGCAAAAAAAGAAACGCGCCCGTAAAGAGCGCGCTCTGTGCAAGGAATGTTCAGCCCTCTACATGTACGGGCTTTTCTGCTCCCGCTTGGCGGGCGTGCCGTTCCACAGAATGGGCGAGAGGATGATGAACTCGCAGGTGATGGGCGAGGCATTGGTGTCGCCCTGGCTTGCGCCGCCGCCGGAGAACTTCTGAATTTTGCAGTTCTTGAGCGTGTCGGTAACGGTTGGCATGTCGTCATTGCCGTAATTCACCACGATGGTGAACGGCGCGTGGTCATAGATGCCGCCGCCGGAAGCCGTCAGCTCCTTTTTCAGTTTCTCCCATTCATCGCGGTCGAGCGTCATGGAGCCGGACGCCTCGTAATTGCCACGGCCATAGCCAAGAGGTACGGAGCCGCGTCCGTAGCGGCCTTCGATGGTCTGCCCATCCTCGTACTTTATCTCCGTGACCGCCGCGATTTCGCCTTGCGGCCCGGTGACGGTCATGCTTTCCCAGTCATACTTGTTGCCGTTGATTGCCATGTTACAGATCCTCATTCGTCATGCGCGGATCAAACCTGCGGCCCGCGTAGACGTATTTGTTGTAGAGGCGGATTTCACGGATGATGGGAATGCCGATGAGCGTCACGTCGACCTGGACGCCATTGTTGACGATATCCTGGCCAACGGGGATGTCTATCCTGTAGGCTGCCAGTTCCCCGGCCCCGACCATCACATCCAGGGCGTTTTCCAGATTGGCCTTGAGGTAGGCCAGACCGCCCTGGTTGTTCACGCGCAGGGGATCGCCAAGCTCGTCATTGAGGCTTTTCAGGGCCGCCACGCGGGTAAGGCGCACCGCCTTGAAAACCGTTCGCAGAGGCTCCTCCCAGCGGTAGTCGCTGGTTTCATCGGCCAGGGTGCGCGAGCCGGCCCAATAGGTGCCCTCCATGCCGGCATATTTGCGGGCAGTGATGAATCCGGAATCTTCCAGCGCCGGCTGGATGGCATCCCAGCCGTCCGGCAGAACAAGCTGGGACACGGGGCCGTCCTTGACGCGCCCGGCGGCCCGCTGCACGGGTATGGACATGACGCGCCCGGCCTGCAGGCCCGCCGCGTTGCGCAGCCTGACTTGCCCCGTCGTATCGACCAGCTCGCCATACTGGGGGCAGACGGTGACAAAACGGGCCGCTATGCCCTGGCGCTCGGAGAGCAGATAGGCCGCGAAGTCGCTCATGTCCTCGCCCTCGCGCGGCAGGCGGCTTTCCATCTTGAAGTAGGTGGGGCGCTGCAGATTCCACAATTCCTCCGCCCTGGCCTGCGCCGCCAGCCAGTCCACGCTGTCGCTTTCGCCCACCACATAGACAAATTCCACATCGTGGATGGCCAGGGGGCTTTCCAGGGCGTCCAGCACATCCACAATGCCCGGCGCGGGCGGCAGCAGACGGCAGGCGTAGCTTGTGCCGGCGGCATAGCTTCCCGCAGGAAAAGTGAGAATGACGCCAAGCCCCGGCAGCCGGTATGTGCCGTCAACGGGAATGGTGCGCGCTTTTTCAAAGTTGTCGCCGCCATCCGTGGAAAGCCGGAAGGTGCCCTCGTTGCGGCCGCCCCCCCTGACGATCTGGATAAGCAGCTCCGCCCCGGCAAGCACCGCGCCGCCGTTTTCCTCCCGCACTTCCACAAGCGGGCTTTCGGCATCGCCCGTCCGGTACACCGGGCCAATGGGGCAGCGCACGGCAAAGGAATAGACCGCGCCGGATTCCAGCTCGGCGTCAGCCGCAAAAACCAGGGTGACGCCGGTATCGCCGATGACGTTCTGTTCGGCGCAAGGCACGGTTTCACCATAGGTTTTGCCGCCGTCCAGACTGATTGCAATGGTGGCTGCGGCAAGCGCCCCGGCGGTAGCCACCCTGACCTTGACATCCGCGTTCCGGGCCGGATAGCCGGACAATGTTGCGGGAGCGCCGCCTCCGGAATGGGAAAGCGAGGAGATGTAGCCGCGGGGCTGGCCCTGGACAGGCACGGCGACCAGGAACGGCTCCTGTCCGCCGGTTGCCAGCATGTCGCGCACGCGGTCGACCAGAGGGCCAACGCCGAGCATGGCTTCAAGGTCTGTCCGTTTGCCGATGAGATAGCCCTTGCCGACCTGCCCCTTGGAGCAGACGCCCGCCACCAGAGCTTTGCCGTCCACGCCCCCGGTCACGATGCCGGAGGCACCGTCAATGAGGTACTGAAAAACATCGCCCATAGATTCCCTCCTTACGCCAGCCGACCGCCGCCCATCGGGCGATTTTTGATCCTGACCAGCGCGGCGCGGTAGTCGTCATCCGTGACCAGTTTGCCGTTTTCCCAGCCCATGCAGCGCATGAGCGCCGCCTGCTGCCAGCTCGTGACGCGATGGCGGTCTGCCAGCACAGACAGGGATTCCAGAGCGGGTTGGGTCGGCGCTTCTTCAGACCCTCTCGCGGCACCCCCGTCGCCGCCATCGCCGGTTTCCGGAGCCTTGGCGTTATCATTGGCCGCAGCGGCGGTTGTATTCGCCTTTGCCGCGTTCGCTCCCGTATCAAGGCCGCTCCCGGTTTGGGCCTGGCTTTCCTGATTGTCCGTTGTGCCTTGAGTTTCTTCCGGCTTCTTGGCCATGTTATTTCTCCTTTTTCAGATACCGCTGCGCGGCTGCCCGCGTCCATGCGGGCTATTCCATTGACGTGTTGATGGTGAATGCGGGGATCAGGGCTTCGACCTCTTCCGCCGTGACGCGCCAGGTGAAGGTCAAATCAAAAAGCTCATTGATATAGTGGAAAACCTCAATGACCTCATCGCCCACGCGGTTGTCCGGCGTTTTGCCGAAGGTGGCTTTTTCGGCCCGGATGCGAACCCAGTTGCCGCGTTTGTCGTTGACGCCATTGGGCAGCGCGGCCACAAAGGCGTAGGTGAAATCGGCAAGCCAGGCGTCGTCGTCGGCCAGAATGTTGGCCGCCACAGAAAGCTCCACCTCATACAGTTCACTTTTGCGGATGCGCTGCTCCCTGCTTCTTTCAAAAGCCAGGGTGCGGCCCGTGCGCCGCCAGGTTTCCGGCAGGAACTGCAATTCAAGGCGCGGCCTGTCCAGCGTGAGGTTGTCGCTCGCCACCATATTGATGACGCGATCTTCCGGCAGACCGGCGGCCAGGGCCGCTTTTTCTATGCTCTCTTTGACCAGTGCCTGCATACTCACGCCTTGAACGTGCCTTCCAGAAAATCGGCAAGAATGGCCTTGACCTCTTCCGCGTCGTCTTTGGAAACGCCGAGGTATGGACGCGCGGGAATGGCCAACTTGTGCCCTTTGCCAGCCTTGCCGCCCATCTGATGAATTCGGGCGTAGACGACATTGCTGCCCACCATGACCTTGCTGCCTGTGGCAGCGTAGTCGATGGACTTCCGCAGATGGGCAGTATCGGTCAGCGTCTTGCCGCTTTCAGCGGCGGCGCGTTTGGATGGTTGCCACTTCTGGCCATCCGGGCTTTCTTCGGCGTCAAAGCGTTTGAGGGTACTCGAAACCAGAGCCTCGCCAACGCTGGCCATGAGCGCCTTTTTTGAGTCGCCCCATTTGGCGTTCGCCTTGCCGACAACCTTGTCAAAACCGCCCCAGCGCAGAGATACGCCAGCCTTAGCCATGTTTCCTCCCCTGATACCTTTCGGTCGCACGTCCTGTGCGACACTCAAGGTTCGCTTCGCCGCAAGCAAGTTGCGGCTTGCTCCGCTGCGCGGCTGGCCGCATCCGTGCGGTCATTTTACAGACCCCGCAAGTCGAATAGTTTTTGAGGGGCGATAACAGCCACGCTGGCATCTTCCCGATCCGGATGGGTCTCTTCCAGCGGCAGCTTCTGCCGCCCCCGGACAATGTCCTCCAGAAGTTCGGTGGCGTATTTCCATTGCTTCTGGATGGGTATCCATTCGTTCTCGCTCGTGGCCTCGGTCTTCATCAGGGAGGTGATAGCCCCGATCACCCGATAGGCTCCAATGGCCGCCGCGATATACCGCACCAGCTCCGGCACATACGGCCAGGGCTGCGGATATCTGTAGGAAAGCGCGTCGCCGACCTCCCCGGAAACTTCCTCAATAACCCGCTCCACGAGGCCGGGATTCAGCTTCTCGCACGCCTGCACATATTTGGGCAGGAGAAGGTCGGTGATATGGGATGCCTGGCACAGTTTCATGGTATGGCCTTTGTGCGCGTTTTAGACCAGTTTTAGACTAGTCTAAAACGCTTTCAGGTATGTTTGTCCATCCGGGCTGTTTTTTTGCGCCACAGCGGCGATGTTGCGCCTGCTCGGTCGCGTAAGCCCGGATGCGGCGCAAGGAAGGCACATTGAGCGCAAGGGAGTGTACTCTTCTGGTACATGACCGCAGCGCGAAATGCCGCCTGACGCCGCGACGCGCCGGGATCACGCGACCGCAACACATTTGCAGACGCTGCGGGAGGGCCGCGCCGGCATGGGCTTGGTCTGGCCGATCAGCGTGATGCCGGAATCGTCCTCGCGCTTTACGGGCACGATGTGCATGGGAACAGCGGCATTGTTGGCCGAAATGGAATCAATGGCGCAGTACCAGATGGTGCCGGGCACATCCACGGCAATGGCCATCAGCGTTTTGGCGTCCAGCTTGGGAACCCACTCGCCGGAAAGGGGCGCGGGGTAGGTTTCGTCCATGAAGCGGATGACGTAGGAGCCGATCCGCGCCTCGCCATTGCCCAGCTTGATGCCGATGGGCGCGTCTTGCGCTGTGGAACGGTAGTTTTCCGCCATGTCCAGAAAGACGGCAGCCACGTCCTCGCCGCAGAGGAACTCCACCTTGCCGCCTAGGCCGGCCATGCGGATTTTCTGCTGCATGTCCCGCAGCAGACGGTAGACGGCGGACAGTTTGGACGCGCCGGTCAGCTTTGTGCTCAGGTCGTGAACGAGCGGAGCGCCATAATCCAGGCCGTAGTCGGCGGAACGCCCGCCCTGGAGCCGCACGGGCCAGGACAGTCTGCCGGTGGTCAGAACGCCGGCGCACATCCCCTCCGTGGTGTTGTGGGCGGTCTGGCGGATCTGCTCCACCTTGCGGGTGCGCCAGGCTTCCAGGGACGCCTGGTTGCCCATGAGGACGCGCAGGTCATTCAATTCGGCAGCCGAAACCGGCACCTGCACCTTGATGGGCATGGGCGCGAAATACTGGGTTTCCACTTCCTCTTCCAGCAGCGGGATGGGCGCGCCCTCGCGGCGCACGACCGGCACCGTCTGCACCACGGCCTTGAGATCGGTAATGCCGATCATGGGCAGCGGATGCGCGGGCCGGCTTTTGAAATAGCTGTCCATGATGGTGGATTCGATGGGCGGCAGCGTTTTGAGGGACTGCGCCACCGCCTGCGGCGCAAAGAGATTGCGAAGCGTAGCAAGCATGATGATTCGACTCCTTGGAATTGTTTCTGTTACACCGCGAAAATGCCGCGCTCCATGAGCAGCGCCGCCTGGATGTCCGACAGGGGCTTGTCGTCTCCGGTCTTCAAAAGCCGCGCCTTCACCCCGCCATGCACCACGCAGAGCGCCGAGGTTTCGGCGGACTCGCCTGTGGGATCGCAGGGGCTGTCCACCACGGCGGCGGGCATGACAGTCGCCTCATCGCTGGAAAGCAGCGGCTCCCAGACTGCCGCGCCGTCTTCGCCCCCTACACGCTTCAAAACGGTGCCCACAGGAATGGCCTTTGCGCGGGCGGCTTCCGAAAGCGGCAGGTAATGGAGAACGACTTGATGATCGCTGGTGGCGGCCCGTTCGCCGCCGATGCTGTGCTTGCCCAGATAACCTTCATTGGCCATAATGTTCTCCTACAGTTTCGCCGTCAGTTCGGCGGGGTTGATATTCTGGCCGCCTTCCGCGCTGTGGGCCGGAGGCGCGGAAAACATCGCGTCGCCCCGCGCATCCGCCGGGCGTGCCTCCTGCTCCCGCAGGTATTTTTCCTCCAGACTGATCGTCTCGGCCGTGCCGTCCGGGGCCGCGAAGTCGAACGTTCCGCCCTGGGCCGCGAGAGCCGCCGCAAACTGCAGCACACCGGCCTTTTCCGCAGGCGTGATCTTGCCGGCGGCCACCAGGGCGGAAACGCGGGCCTCGCGTTTTTCTCCCTCAACCTTGCCCTTGTAGGCGGCAAAGTCGGCGGCGGTTTTGTCCGCCTTTTCCTGCGCGGCGGCCTTTTCAGCCTCCGCCTTGTCCTTGCCTTCCTTGTGGGCGTCTGCTTTCTTTTTCAGATCCGCGTTTTCAGTTTTCAGCGCCTCAACCTGCGCCTGCAGCTGGCCCACCTGCCGCTGCAATTCTTCCGCTGTCATGCTGCCTCCTTGACTGGTTGAAAAATCAACGGTGATACAATCCGCGCCCTGCGCCAGCTCCACGGCTTTCAGGCCGTCAATGGCCGGCTGGGCAGCGCCCAGAAGCGCCACATGGCGCAGGGTTTTCCGATCCGGCATCAGGCTCATGCTGACGTGGCGGTAGTGCCCTTTTGCCACAAGCTCCTTCACCTCGCCCGGAACCTGGGCAAACTGCGCGAGCAATCTTCCGCCTTCGGCCCTGACGCCGCTCGCCCAGCCGAAAGCCGGGGCCGCGTCCGTTTTGGGGTGGCCAAAGACAAGCGGACAATCGCGCTGTTGCGGGTTGTAGGCGCTGGCAATGGCCGCAAGATCAGCATCCGTGAAGGTCTGCGGGCGGCCCTGACTGTCGGTGAACGTTCCGGTACGGGCGATCTCTATCCAGTTTGATTCATCCATATTTCGCGCTTTGAGGCATTTCGCCTCCTGTGATAGCTGTTGCCTGTCCATTCACTTTCAGCCCCGGCCAGTTCGGGATTCACAGGAGACGAACATGTCTGAAAAAGTTTCTCTTGATTTGTCCCGGTATGATTCTGCTTTTCTGCTTGCATACCAACTCGTGGCAGACCACATTCATTCCGGCAATGCGACAACAGCCGATATCCCGAACTGCCTTGCGGAACTGACGGAAATTATCCGAAAGTTCGGAGGGAAACCTGACTCACGGGGTGAACAGGAACCCCGCACATAGCCAGAAGCGCAAGCCGGATTTCAACCGGGCCGCATCCGGCCTCCCTGAGCGTCTTTGCGACATCTTCAAGGATGACGGGGAAATCCGCTGTGAATTCCCGGCGCTGATGCTGCGCGCTTTCCGTTGTGTTCAATTCAGTGTTGGTATTCATGAAAGTTTCCTCCAAATGAAAAGCCCCTGTTTCCGGCTACTATGAACCAGAAACAGGGGCTTTGCCTGGACAGCAGGCGTTCAGTGCGGGGTATTTTAAACGCTGGGCAACAAATCCCACCTCGGCATCCTGATGGCGATGTCGCGGATTTCCTCACGCTTCACCAGCGTGTCCAGCCACTCCTGCGGGATGGATTTAAGGCCATAATGAAGGGCGGCCAGAGCGCCGGTGACCGCTCCAGTGGTATCCGTATCCTCGCCAAGGTTTACGGCCCGCAGGACGGCGTCTTTATAGTTTTTGGTGGTCAGAAATGACCAGAAAGCGGCCTCCAGAGTATCCACCACAAAGCCCGTGCTTCTGATTTCGCTTTCAGACAATGCGGCGATGTCTCCTTTTAGAATACGATCAAATTGAGCCAGGGCGTCCTTGTCCAGGAACGTGTAGTGCGCGAAATCCTGTTTCAGTTCCGCATAGGCCGCCTTCTTGCCGCGTCCTTTTTGCAGGAGATTGAGCATTTCCAGATAAATAAAGCAGGCGGTCACAGACCAGGAATGGGCGTGAGTAAGGGAGGAGACAGTTTTCGTTATCCGATACCGCTCCTGCGCGTCCTTTCCAAAAAAATAAAAGACGAGCGGCGCAACTCTCATCAGGCTGCCGTTGCCGTTGTCTTTTTCCTCTTTGCCGCCGGCTTTGGCTGGCTCCACGCCTTTTTTCATGCGCTCAATGGCGCGGTTAGTGGCGTTGCCGATATCAAAAGTTTCGCCATGAGGGGTGTAGGCCGCCTCATCGCGCCAAGCTATGAAGCTTTTTGCGAGATCTTCTATATAGATTTTTGTCGGTCCCATGTTATCAGCCAACGCCAGCGTCATGGACGTATCGTCTGACCATGTTCCAGGCGGTTGGTTGTAGGTTCCATAGCCCTGCATTGTGGTTACATGGAATGTTCCGCGTTTCTTGAATTCCACTGGCACGCCAAGGGCATCTGCCACGGCCACACCCAAAAGCAGCGATTGAGGCTTGTCATCAGCCGGCTCATAATTTTCGCAATCAGCGCCATGCCAGTATACGTCGTCCGGCTTATGGTCGGGATCTTCATAAATCGTGCATGTATCAGTGTTCGCCCTGTCCAGGACATAACCTTCGCCTGCTGTTGCCCTGAACATGCAGGTGCGGCAGGCCACAGGGTTTGGATGGACGGCTGTCCAGGCTTCGTTTTCCCATCGCGGTCTTGCTGTTTCCACTTTCTAAACCTCAATTTGCTCCACGACTTCCATGTCTATAAAAATGCCCTTGGAGCTTTTTTCAACCTTTGTGACTCTGAATTTTGTGCCACGCTGGATAATTGTTTCAAGTTCTCCGCCGAAAGAAGACTGTCCGCTTATGCCGTCCCAGTTCTTTTTCGCGCCGTATCCGTAGGCGCTGAACGGCTCGGCATACAGCATTTTTGTCCCTTTCGGGCAATAAATATTGAAGATAACCCCTGGGAAGCCCGTTCCCTTGCAACTTCCGCAAGAAACAAACGCCGTGTCAGTAACCGCGTCTTTTTTGAGCAGGTCGAATAATTTATCCTGCGACATGCCCTTCAGCTGTTTCTCTGAAATCCCCAGAAATGCCGCCGCTCCAGAAGGCTTGACACCGCGCTGCACCCATATATCCCTATCATAGCTAGACCTGTTTATCAGATTCGTCAAATGCTTGATTGCATCTCCTGATCCCTCATTATTCAGGTTTACCTTGCCGACACCCTTAAAATTACCCCAGTCTTTGTCATGCCCGCGTAATGGCCGGTTAAAAGAACCTGATCCTGAAGTATATTTGTAAGCCGCATTCCTTTCAACGGTCTTGGCCTTCTGCCATACCTCGCCGCATTTCTGTCGTAAGACAGCGTCAGCTTCTTTCCGCGTTTTGGCCCAAATCGCTGCATCCTTGCGCTCCTGTGAGTATGGATCGTCAGCGGTCTTGCCAGTTTTGGCAGTTACCTTACCACCTTTTTTAAGCGATAACAAGGACGCCTGATTGTTTTTCAGGCTCTGTTGCAGATTGTAGTATTCCTGGCCCTTCTCGGAGAATTCGTCCAGGTCTTTGAGAAAACCCTGAAATTTGGTCACATCCTGCGGGGTCAGGCCGCCTGTGGCCAGTTTGAAAAGGTAGTAGTCCTTTTTGGCCTGGATGCTGGCGGCCTTCTTTGACCATTCGGCTGTGGTGATATCGCTCTGCCAGATGCCGCTGTAGGTCTTGATGGGGAAGGCATTGAGCTTCACATGGAGCTTTTTGCTTTCCGCATTCAGCTTGTTCTTGAGCGCCGTGGTGGCCTTTTTCTCAAGGAGCGCCTGCTGTTCTGCCTTTTTGGCTTCCAAGGCTTCCTTGACGGCCTTGTCTGTCGTGGTTTTGATTTGCTCATCCAGCGCGGAAATTTCGGCCTGCAACAATTTTTGTGTGACAGGCGCTTTCTTTGGCGGGGGAAAATCCTTGAGTCCGGGCAAATCCGCCACACCGCCGTTTTTTGCCCATTCCTTGAACGGGTTGTTCCTGAAGCCGCTGTCGGCTCCTGGAAAATTGACGAAATACTCCATCTTGGTCTTCGGATCAGTCCACATGTCGGCCTTGGGCATCTCCTTTTCCACGGTCAGCCCCTGTTTTTTGACCTGCCGTTCCGAGAGCGTGACCACACCGCAGCGGCATCTGAAGCCGTTTGGAGGATAGTGGGAATCCCAAAACTCATGCTCAGCCGGGTAGACCTTGCCGTGCAGAATTGCATGCGATGGACGCACCCGCTTGTCCATGACCGCCATATACTGCCAGTAGGGACGCGAGTTTTTGACGGCCTGCATCTTCTTGTAGCGGCCTGCGGCGTAGGCGCTCTGCATGTTGGTGCGGAAGATGTTTTCAACCCTGTGGCCGTGCCAGCCCTGGGTCTGAATCGCCGCCAGAATGCGCTCCCTGAATTGCGGCAGGGTTTCGCCATTGGCCAGCGCGGCCTCGATGCCGTCACTGACCAGCTTGACCAAATCCTGCTGATACAGACCCGTCACATAAAACGCCCGCGCCTTCGCGCCGTCTGCCAGGCCCTTGGCCTGATCCCATGTCAGCTTGGCCCGTTCCTGCCAGAACTTGATGGCCGCGTCAGGCTGGACAGGCTCGGCGATGATTTCAGGATCATCCAGCGTGAAGTCAGGCTTTTTCTTGGCCATCGTCTTCGATTTCCGCTTCTATGGCCGCAGCGCCATGCCCGGCGGCGGCTGTCATGGCGCACGCCAGAAAATTCTCCAGTGTGCGGGGAGTCATGGCCGGCGCCAGCAGTTCCACAAGCCTGTCCTGCAGGTCGTCATAGCTTTTGGCTTGATGGATGGCGGCCTCCACCTCGCCAACAAAGGCGTTGCTGGCCCGCAGAGCCTTGGGCAGCATTTTGACAATGGCGGCATCCAAGGTTTGTTGCGCTTTTTCGGCGAGATGAGGCTGGCGGTTTGGCGCGGTAAAGTCCGCCGTGGCTTCTTCCCCCGGCTGTGGAGACGTCTGCCCGCGCACCTGAAATTCGCCGGGCTTCAGGCCATAGACCTCCGTGAAATGCTCCTCGGTGAATTCGGCCCCGATTTCTGTCAGCTTTTTGTCCAGATCAGCCTGCATGTTGAGGTCATCCGGCTCCTCATACGCGGCCAGCGGCGCAAGCACACCCGGCGCAGCGTTGACCTGGGCATAGAGCCACGCGATTTCATTCCAGGCGTCGCAGACCATTGCCTTGTCGGCATCGGCCAGCCCTTCGGCTACGTCCTGGTGCGTCTGGGCGGCCGCCTGGCTGTTTTTTCCCTCCATCTCCACCGTCAGGGTCTGGCCCATGAGGATTTTGCTGATGGCCTTGTCCTGCCGGGCCAGAAATTTCTCGTGGATTTCACCCTGCGTCTGGCCCGCGCTCTCCAGCTTGACGTCCGCCCCGTGAGGGATAACCGCCACAGCGTCCTGCACCATGCGGGCAAGGTCGCGGGCGATCTTGAGCTTGTCCTGATCTGATGCTTGCGCAGGAGCCGTTCCCACAACCCAGGGCATCCCATGCCGCTCCACGAAACGGGCATAGAACGTCAGGCCGCCGCGCTTGAAGCTCACCGGCCAGAGACAGCGGGAAAGGAGGCGCAAGCCGTAGGGGTTGTCGTAGGTGGCGTGATGCGCGACAAAAACGAATTTGCCGGGCGGGAGCGGCTGCGGCTCGGCACAGAAGAGGCCATATTCCCCCACAAACACGGGCTGGTTTTTGCTGTCAAAGCGGAACCAGTGAAAGGGCCGGGCGATGATGTCCACGATGTGCCACCAGTCGCCGGAAAAGCGCCAGACAAGCTCCAGCGGCGTATAGCCATAGAACGGCGCGTCCAGCATGGCGCTGATGATCGATCTCTGGTTTGTGCGCTCCAAATCCTGCCGGAAGCGCCGGAAAAGCGCCTCCGCCTCCGGGGTTGGCTCCTCGCCTTCCACAGCGCCAGCCCGCAGGTTGAAATGCGGGCAGTTGAGGACGCGGTTTTTGCGGGAAAGCATGGCCGTGGCCACCTGGTCATCGGCGGAAAGATCGCGCAGGACAGTGGCCTCGTCGCCCCGCTTGCGCAGCACTGGATCAGGGTCCGGGAGCGTGGAGAGCCAGCCTTCCAGCTCGGCGTAATACACGCCCGCGTTCTGGCGGGTGGCCAGCTCGGTTGAAAGTTCCGCCGCCGAAAACGGCCTGAAAGAGCCGTCCGGCATGAAGAGACCATCGGCCATAGAAAAAGCCTCCGTTTTCTGGCAGTATGACAGGGACACGGAGGCGTTGCAGGGATTGTGGGCGAACTATGCGGAATTTTTACCAGCCTGAGAAATCCATCCCCTCCATCGGTATCCCCACATATTCCCACGGCTCCACGCTGCCCAGTTCCTTCCGGGCGTCCAGCATCATGGCGCAGGCGATGGCGGAGTCGCCGTGTCTGCCGCCCGTCTTGTCTCTGGTGCGCTGTTCAGGCACGCGGGCCACGCCCTTGACCACGCGCAGGGAGCGAAAATCGGAAAGAATGCCGGAGTCTTTGGGGAGCATGAGAGTCCTGTCCTCAATGCCCGCTTTCAGGAGCGGCATGGTTTCGCGGTACCAGGCTTCGGAGATCATGACTTCCCGCACCAGCCCCGGCCCGTACTGCTGGCGGCAGGCTTCGGCCAGGGCGGAGCCATTGCCGCGAGCATCCAGCGACACGCCGGAAAAGCGCGGCAGTTTGTCCAGAATCGCAAAAAGGATTTGCTGCTGCGTCCTGTGCGGGCAGTTGCGCAATTCCAGAACAAAGGGCGGCGTGAGGCGCAAATCCCGCTGCTCGGTGGCCGGCCAGAACACGGACAAGTCGCCGGAGCGCCCAAAGTCCACGCCGCAGAAATGGCTTTGCTCGCGTGGCAGATCCGCCAGCAGGGGCGCGAGGTTTTCCTCAATCCAGCCGCGTGTCCAGGTTTCGGCAATGGGCAAGGGCCAGTCCACAAAGTCCGCCGCAGGCTCTGCCCAGGTGATGACCGGCGCGTCATCCATGCACGCTTCAATCATGCCGGCCGTGAGATACGCGCCGCTGGAACGGTTGGGAATGCAGAAAAGCTCCTCGTCCGCGCCGTCGCCGTAGTCGGCAATGATGCCGGCCCGCCATGCGGCCTCCGCTTCCGCTGACCAGGGCTTTGGCGGCCTGCCGTTTTTGCAGATGGTCTTGAAAAGACCGTCCGCGATGGCATCATCCAGCGTGGTGCGATGCAGGCTGTACGTTTTGTTTCCGGCCCGGATATCCTTGATCAGCTCGTTGAACGCATTGTCCTCGCCATTGTGGGTGGAGAGAATGGACACCGAGCCGCCCCACATCAGAAGCGCGAAGGCGGCCTTCATCAGCTCCGGCAGATCATCGACAAAGGCGGCTTCGTCCAGGATGACGCGGCCCTGCTTGGAACGCAGGGAGCGGGGTTCGGAAGGCAGCCCCCAGACGTTGAAGCCGGAGGCAAAGCGGATGCGGTAGACGGTGATGTCGCGGTCTTCATCCCGCAGCACAACTTCTTCCGCATCGTCCGCCACCATGTTAAACACCTTGGCCCAGAAGGCGCAGTCACGGATGAAGGTCTGGGTCATCTCCTTGTTGTAGGAAAGATAAAAGGTGTCCTGGCCGCCTGCCTCGCGGCTTTTGGCCGCCTCCATCGCGGACTGGAGCGCCTCGCAGTAGCTTGCGCCGATGCGGCGGCTTTTTTCCCAGACGCGCACCCGGCTCCTGTCGCCCACCCAGCGTTGCTGGTAGGGCAAAAGCACTTCGGCCGGCTTCATGCTTCCTCCGCCACGCCAAGGGCCTTGTAGATGCTCTCGGCCATGTTCTGCGACAGACCGCGCCGCCTGCTCTCCTCGGTCTCGTTTTCTTTGGGCAGGGACGCTTCCAGCTCCGCCACCAGCTCAAGGCAGCGTTTCACGTCCTGCACCGTGGCCGTGGAGATTTTATCCGGGTCGGCAAGAGCAAGCCCCAGCTTGCGTTCCACGGCTTCGCGCAGGGCGGCAATGGCCTCGGCGCGGTTGCCGATCTTGCGGCGCGTTACGGGCGCGGCGCTCGGTATCTTGCCGGCGGCGGCCAGCTCCTGCCGCTTGAGGGCCAGGGATTCCAGAGAGGACACGGCAAAGGCCATGGGCGCGGCCTCCTTGGCGTCCGCCGCCGTCAAAAGCTGCTCCAGCGCCTTCTGACGGCCCTTGACCAGATTGACGCGGATCTCGCTCTCCGCCTGCGCGATTTCCGCCCGCTTGCGGGACCAGTTATAGAGTTGCCCCCACGCCTTGAGCGTGGTGGGCGAAACGCCGGTTGCCTCGGCCACCGCCGCATAACTCAAGCGGTCAACGCAATAGAGTTCCTGCGCCCGCCAGAGCGTGTCCGTGGGGTATTCGCGGCCCATCAGATGCCCAAATCCCGTTCCAGGATTTCAATCTTGCGCACCACGCCCTTGAGTTCCTGCTTCAATTCGTTGAGCCGGATGGACAGGCGCATGATGTATTCCGCGTCAATCTCCACGGGTTCCGCAGTCAGCGGCAGACTGTGCCGGATGGATTCACAATGACTTGTGATTTCCGCTTCAATGGATTTTCGCCTGATACGCAGTTCCTCGCGCTGCCCCAGGTTCTCCGCCCTGCTCATGCTCAATTCCCCCTGGCCTCAATGATGGTGGAAAGATGTTCAACGGCCCTGGTGTTGTTCACTATGATGGTCTGCATTCCCTGCGCGATTTGCACGATGCTTTCGGCCACGCGCTCATAGCTTTTCACCAGGGCGACATTCTTCTGATAAAAAATCACGACTTCCCCGTGCTTGGCCCCGATGTCGTCAAGAATCTTCTGGGTGTCCTGGCGGTAGGCTTCCAGCATGGATTCCATGCGCCGGGCATGGCGGTTGTTCAGGGCGAAAGCCGCCAGAAACGCCGTGACAATGGCAAGCGTGGGCAGCGCCAGAATGATGCAGATAACGCCCGGAACGCCAAGCGCCACCAGACTTTCCAGCATCGGTTGCGCCGCAGCCAGCGCCGTGCCCAGTTCAGTTGCTCCCATCTCTGGTTCCTCCCTTTACCTGCCAGCAGGAGAGCGCCGCAGACAGGCCGTCAATGTACGCTCTCATTCTGTCGTCACGTTCCATCAGCGCCGCCATGTTGGCCGGACTTTCCAGCGGCTCCGCCGCATTCAGCAACGGCAGCGCCGGAGCGGCGGGGGCGGGACAGTCAGGCAAGTTGAGAACGGGCGGGGCGGCCCGCCTCGCTCCGCAGCCGCAGAGGCACAGCATCAGGATGATGCTGGCCGCGCAGCGGGAGCATAGCGAAAACCGCGCCAGCCCATCCCAGAGGGTGGGCGTCATCCGAAACAGACGCAAGCGACAGCCCGATCCGGCGCGGCGTCTAAAGTGGCCGATTAAGACGCCGCACAGCGCGATGGCGCGTTTCATCGTCTACCACCCTTGCCTTTTCCGTTTCCGTCCGGGGCCTTGGCCTGGCCGCGTCCATGATGGCCGCCCGCTCGGCGGCGTCCGCCTGCGCCTGGGCTTCCCGCTCAAGGCAGCGCCGGGCATTGTCCGCCAGGGCTTCCGCCCGCGTTGTCGCCGCCTGTGCCCGCGCCTTCCAGTCGTCGCGTTCCTGCCGCGTGACGGCATGGGCCGCCTCTTCGGCAGCAAGGGAACGTTCCAGCGTCTGCGCCGCGAAATACTGGATCGCAGCCGCCAACGCAAAGCCGATGGCAAAAATTGCGAGGATCTTGTTCATGGCTCAATTCCCGGCCCCCAGCCGGCCTTGACGTATGCCTGCTGGCGTTCCTTGAGGATGCGGCGCGGATATTGCCGATTTTCCCGGAACGCGGCCACGGAGCGCCCGGCGTTGACGTTCTCCACATGGTCAAACCAGCGCCAGTCGTCCACGCCGAGCTTTTTTGCCCTGGCCTTGTCCCGATTCACCCAGCCAAGGCCGCCATTATAGGCGGAGAGGGTAAAGGCCATCTCCTCAAAGTCGGTAGCGCCATGCACCCTGTCCCGGAGCCACTTGTCATAAGCGCAGAGCGCCCGCAGGCTCCACGCCGGGTTGAAGGGCGCGGGCTTGCCCGTTTCCGGCATAACGCCGGGCAACCAGCGCGCGGTCGCGGGCATGAACTGGGCAAGGCCCTGCGCTCCGGCATGGGAAACCGTGTTGTTTTTCCACCAGCTTTCCGTATGTACCTGCGCCGCGAAAACAGACACCGGCGCGTCAAGCCCCCAATAGGCGCGGGCCGCCCGCGTGAGGGTTGCCTTGTGCTGCGCGGCCGCGCGGGGAATGGTGATTTCGGCGGCGTGGGCGGCTCCGCCGATGCCAACGGCAAGAAGCGCGGCCAACAGGATGAAAGCCCGGATTTTTGCGCCAGACAAGGAAGGTAAGCGTTTTGCCGGGGGAGTGGACACAGGCGTCCATGACCCCGGCAAAACGCGCAGCCTGACGCCGTATGGCGGAAAAAGACGCGCTTTCATCGCTACAGCCCCACGGCCACGGCGATAACAAAGCCAAAGATGATAACGGCCCGCCGCGTAAGGGACGCGCAAAACGGCAGGATACAGCCCTCGGCCACGGGGTAATCCGGCTTGCCGTCCGGGCCGGTGGCATCCGGGTTCTTGCGCCAGTCCCTGTCCAGATAGCCGGAGGGTAAGGCATAGGGAAAGGCGAGGTAGTCGAAGGCCATGCCGACAATGGCCGCAAGGACAACCAGCGCCAGCTTGTAGCCGATGACCGGCCCTTGCGCCGGCGAAAAAACGATGATGCCCAGAAGCAGGCAGAGGCCGAAAATCATGAACAGGGAGAGCAGAAAACGGGGATTGCAAATCAGCTTCTTCACGGTGCGCTCCTTTTGAAATTCTGGCCGCCGGGCCAATCCCGGCGGCCATCGGGGAGTTTGGGCCAGACGCGAAAAGGCCCATTTCCGGGGTATCAGAAATGGGCCTGCGGTTCATGGACACGTGGCGCGGTATGCAGAGAACTTTTACTCGTCAAAGTCCTCGCGGAGGGCTTTCACTTCGGATGCGCGGACGCGCACGGGGTTTTCCCGCAGGCGCACCAGCTTTCCTTCGGCGATCAGATTGTAGATGGTTCGCTCGCTGACGTTGAGGCAATAGGCCGCCTGCTTGGCATTCAACAGGTCATGGCGTTCCAGCATTTCAAGCGGCGTCAGATAGTACCCCTGTTCCGGCGGCAGTTGGGGATAGCGGATGGGGAGCGGCAACGGAAAGCCTGCGGGCCGCTTCAACGTGCAGTGCGCGGCGCACCCCACGCAGCAGAAAACATCATCGCGCACAAACCAGAACGGCTTGTCCTTACGTCCGTTCAGGGCAAGCCCGCAGCCGAGGGCCTCATAAATCTTCTGGTCTGGTTTCGCATTGTACGGACGCCAGCCGTTTTTGACCAGAGTCACGATGTCCATGATCCTGGTTCTGGACATAGCACACCTCCAGAGCCGTTTATTCGCGTCACAAACTCCCCGCGTCTGCCATCCTGCCAAATAATCTGAAAAAGAGCTCGTCACCTTCGCGTCCTGTCTGGTCGCGGCAGGCCATGCATTCGCGCCGGTCAAGGCGGCGGCAATGGGCGCAGCGAATCTCCTGCAAGGTGTCGACAAGCGTTCTCGCTGAAACCTGCGGCAGCGCCTGCGGCGGGATCTCCTGTGGGCTGGCCAGGGCAGCACGGATTCTTGCCGCCTGATTGCCTGAATTGCCGGGGTATTTGCCGGAAAGCGCCAGATAGACCGAAGAGCGCGACAGCTCCGGATGCGCCTTGCAAAAGGCATGGACTGAGGCGTACTGCTTCAGGATATCGGCTTTCAGGTTTTCAGTCGGCACGCTCCGCCATCCTGATCTGACGCTTTTCAAAGCTTTTTTCCCGGCGCTGCAAATCGGAAAGCAGGATGCCGATTTTTTCGCCGTCATGCAGCCAGAGGAAACAGTGCGCTCCGAATGCCCGTTTCACCCTGGTATCAAGGCTGGTCATGGAATAGCCCAGCTTGCGCCATATCGCCAGAATCTGCCGCTTTTCCCGCGCATAGGGCATGGAGTCGGTCACTTCAATAAAATCCGGCCTGGCGTTTGCCGTGACCCGCCTGTTGCGGCTTTTCGCGGGAGCCTTGTATTCCACTCCAAGCCGTGCGAAGTGATGCACCAGACGGGAAAGCTGGGGCACCGTCATGTCTTTTCGGCTCTCCACGCCAAACTCGGAGCGGAGCAGACTCCGAAAAGCCTCTTCATCCATTTCCGGCAGCTGCTTCCTGGCCACCTCTATCTTGCGATACAGGCCAAGCCGCATGGTGCGGTTTTCTTTCATGGCTGCCCCCCCTTTACACCAGATCAAAAGTCCAGAAACGCAAATGGCCCGGAGCCGGAATGGGCTGGGCCAGGCGTGTAACGGCCTGTATCCGCCACCAGTACAGTGCGTCCTCCATGATGCGGCGAAAGGGTCAATCTCGTTATAATAGGCGCTCATAATTCTTTTTCGGCTGCTCGTCAGGCCCTGCGCACCACCGCCGGGCGACCGCGCCGCCCTTGGAGTGGGCGGGCGGTTTCGCTTTATGGTTTCAATGCCTCTTTAAAGTCTCTGAACGGTGAAAAAGTCACCTTTTTGCCTGCCGGAATTTCCAGCGGTTCGCCCGTCCTGGGATTGCGCCCCGTGCGGGCTTTGGTTGCCACGGTCTTGAGTTTGCCGATGCCCGGCAGGCTCACTTCGCCGCCGCCCAGAAGTTCGGCTGCCATCACATTACAGGTTGCTTCCAGCGTACTTTCCACATGCAGCCGGTTCGCCACGCCACGCCCGCCCTTGGGCATGGATTCCATGATGCCGTCAATCAATTCCTTCTTTGTCATGCCCGCTACCAGTGCCGGATATATTGGCCCACAAAACGGAGGACGGTTTCCCTGTTGTGTCCGGCTTTCAACAGTTCGTCCCGCGCCATAGTCGCCAGTTCCGATATGATGTTACGCCGCTCAAATTCCGGAGCCTCCTGCCAGTCGCGGCGCTTTTTCAGGGCAGGAATATCCGCCGGGCTTTCGACGTGTCCCCAGAACAGTCCTTCCGCATACTGCCTGCCCAGCAGTTCCTTTTCCTTTTTGGTCAGCCTCATGGCTACGCCGCCCCCTCCTGCGGGAGTGGGTCTTTTTTGATTTCAATAAAGAAAGCGTCCACCTGCTGCCGCCGCATACCCACCAGTTCCAGCCGTTCATCCGGCCAGCCGAGGGCCGCGTCCTTGTTGATTTCCTCCTTCGTGCGGATGCCGTCCGCCAGGTTGTACTGATGCAGCCGTTCCAGGGTCATTTCCGCCGTCACGCCGCGAATCTGGACAATCCGCGTGCTGGCCCGGAAGCCGATGGTTCCGAAACCAAGGTCAACGCTTTTCGCCTTGGCAAACAGCGTCTGGCGGTTGAGCTTGGCGAATACCGCCACAGCGTCCGCAAGTTCCTTGCGGCGGGCCATCAGGGGGTTGGCCTCCTGGCTCGCCCTGGCCTTGGCTGTGTCGATGCTCTCCTGCATGGCTGCGGAGATGCCGTCCAGCTTGCGATCCAGGGCGGCAATCTCCGCCAGGGCGCACTCGGCCTGGGCGCGGTCTTCCACCACATGCGGGTCAGGCTTGATTCTGGACATCAGTAACCTCCCATTTCGCGGGCCAGGGGCGGCCTGTCTGTGAGCCGCATGGCGGCGTCCACATTGCAATCCATGATTGCTTCCAGGTGTTCCGCCTGTTCAGCCGCAGCGGCCAGATTGCGGCGGCAGATGCGGACAAGCTGGGCGTCATCTGCCCTCACTCTTCCGAGCAGCGGTTCCAGGGCCGCACTGATGCTTTTCAGTTCCTCACTCAACATGGCCTTTCCTCCCTGTTATGCGTTCTTAGAGCATTTTCTCTTTGAAAATGCTCTGCTGGCGCGAAAGCGGCAGCCGCCGCAACGCGGCGTACATTCAGGCGAAAACCGCGTTTTTCGCCTGAATGCCACCTTTGACTTTCATAAAAAGTCAAAGGTAATCTGTTCTAAGTTCCGTGACGGGGTTGTCCTGCTTTTCAAAGCGGGTCAGCAGGACGCGGGCCGCCTCCACAATGCCCCTTGCCGTATGAGGGGCGTAGGGGTCGGCGCAGAGCATCAGGCGGGTAATTGTCGCCGCTGCCGTGCGTTCTTTTGCAAAGGGGTCTGTTGCCCGAATGGGGGGATATGGCGTTTCCGGGTTCTGGTCCGCCTTCACGGTGGCCCGCCAGGTAACAGCGTTTCGATCATCCCGGCCCATCCGTTCAATGAAGCCTTCTTCCTCCAGCCAGTTGCAGTAGCGGAGCGCCTGCGTGTAGGAGACGCGCGTCATCATGGCGCATTCCGATACGGACCAGCCCGGTTTGGCCTTGCGGACAAAGCGCCACAGAGCTTCATAGCTTTTCGCCTCGCGGGGGCGATGCTTGAAATCGTAGGTGAAACAGCCGGGGCGCGTCCGCTTGACTTCTCCATGCCGTGTCATGTCGGAAATACGGCTGCGGACAACGGCCTGCTCCGCTTCGCTTTTCAGCCCCAGCGCCTCATAGACAAGCTGGTAGCTGATTTCCTTGCCGCCTTTGCCCAGAGCTTGCAGCGCCGCGCGCACCGCTTCCTTGCTGACTTCCTTGCGGGTATCCATGCCGCCCCCTACTTGCGCCGCCAGTTGCGGGTGGAACGGGCTGTATCCAGCATCTGCCGATCCACGCTGAAGGAGCCTTGCGCCTTGGCCGTCTTTTCCAGAATCAGGCACATATTGCGGACAAGCCGGAAGTCGCCTTCCGTGGTCTGGGCAATTTCCCCGGCCAGTTCCAGGGGCACGTCCAGCCCGGCGGCCTGCATGGCATAGAGGGCCACTTCCGCCGGACTGATGGGGCCGAACTCAATTTCATGGACAACGCGGCTCCATATCCTGCGCCGCTCCGAAAGCAGGCCGAAAATGCCTTCCTCTCCGATAAGGACGACAGGCGCGCCGGTCATTTCGTGAATGTCCCGCAAATCTTCTATGCGGTCGATTTTCAGACGGTCGGCCTCGTCGATGAACAGCGGCTTGGTATTGCCTTCGAGCGCCTGGACAATCAGTTCCTTGCAGCGGTTGCCCGTGTGCCGGGGCATGTCCGTATTTTTCCCCCGGACTTCAAAGAGCAGGCGCTGCAAGAAGCTGGTCTGGCTCCAGTTCTGCCAGACGCGGACATACGCGCCGCCGCGCTGGAAGTGATAGCGATCCGCCGCCACGCTCTTGCCGCGCCCGGCCTGCCCGTAGGCAAGCACAAAGCCGGAAAGCCCCCGGTCCGCGCCGGTCACTTCGTCCACCGCCGCGTCAAAGCGGCTCATGGCCTCGGTTTCAATGATCGTTTCCCGCATTGTGATTCCTCCATATTGTTATGCCATCCGGGCGGATTGCCGGGCATAGACAGCTTTCAGGCCCTCATAGCGGGCTTTGCCGTAACGCTCATATTCCGGTGTCTGCTCGTAGGCTTCCATCCATGCGGCATCCGCCGGGACAAGCTCCGCGCCCTGCTCAAACTTGACCTTGAACAGATAGGCGTAGCGTTCTTGTGAATCCTTCCAGCGTTTGAGGTCGGACGGCGTGTAGCCGGGCGCGGCGTCCATATCGGCCCTGGCCTGCGCCTTTGCAGCCTCAAACGCGGCCTTTTCCTCCGCTGTGGGAGTTGTCAGGGGGATGACTTTCGCCCGCTTCGGGGCTTCCGGCGGCGTTGCGTTCTGGATGGCGGCGACATGGGCGCGAACCTCCGGCATGACCGTTGCCGTGAGCATCCCGCGCATGAGGGCTTCGCTCTGGTTCTTTTGCCGGCCCTTGAGTTCAAGAGCGGCCTTGAACGCGGCCTGCTGCTCCGACGTTCCCAGATAGTCCGCCGCCGGGTGCAGTCCGCTGGCTATGTGATGATGCTCCCTGTCCAGCGCCTTGCAGATGAAGTTCCCGTCCATGTCATAAACAAGCACATGGTCAGGCGTCAGATGTTCATCATAACGAACCAGCACTTCATGGCGGCGGCGGGAAATCCCTTCATGCCAGTAAAGCCGCCCGTTGAGCCTGATGCCGTCCTTTGTGATGACGCTGATCTTCTTCTGCATCATCAGTTCGGTCAGCTTGTTCATGTCAGCTTCCGAGAGGCCGTCGCCGCGCCCCGCCATGAACACTTCTCCGGGCTTGCGCCCGTGAAGGTGGGTGCGGAACTGCGGGCGCTCCGCGTATTCCGCGAACCAGCGGGCCACCTGGTAATGCGTTTCTTCCAGCGTGAGGGGGCGTCCGCCCATCTTTTCATAAAGCTGCCGGTGGAGTTCTTCTCCGCGCTTCATGCGGGCGGGCTTGTGGGCAATGTCAAAGCCCGTATAGCTTGGCATCCATACTTCAAGCCCGTGCATCGTCCCGAAGAATCGTTCTATGGGCTTGCTCTGACCGTGGTAGGGCCAGGCATGGATCACCTTGCAGCCAAGGCTTTCATACAGGCCGAAGATGCCCGCCTGTTCAAAGTCCGGGCAGCCCTCAAAAAAACGGGCGCGGAAGGCGCGGCCATTGTCGATGTACACAACGCGGGGGAACTTCCCCAGCATGATGCAGGTTCGCCGGAAGGCGGCGGAAATGCTGGCCGTGTTCTCGGTGGGCATGATTTCCCAGCCAAGCGGGCAGTTGCTGGCCCCGTCATAGAAAAGCAGGATGGTCATCCGCTTGGGCTTGCCCGTGGCCGGATTGGTGGATTCAAAGTTGAGCGTATGGCCGTCGGCAATAACAATGTCGCCCACGGAAACAAGGTTCCAGTCCCGCAAGAGAGAGATGGCGCACTTGTCGTTCCAGGCTTTTTTGCCTTCGCGGAACAGCGTCCATGCATCAAAGCAGGTCTGCATATAGGATTTCACGAAGCGCCGGATTGTCGGCTCGGACGGGATATAGATGCCCTCCGCCTGAAACTTCTTTTGCACTTCATTGACGCACTGGCTGATGGCGGGAGCGTTCGGGTTGAGGATATGCCCCAGAATGACCGTGCGGTGACGCTCCGTAAGCAACGTCCGGCCCCGGTGCGCCACTCCGCGCTTGTCCGTCAGGGCAAGGACGCTGCCCGCCCGCTCCTGCGCCACTTTCCAGCGTTCAAGGGTCTGCCAGCTTACCTTGCCGACTTCCTCAAGGAGCTTTGGCCACGCCCCGCCCATGTAAGCCGCGATGAAGTCCTGCCGCTGTTTCTTGCCGTAGCCGAAGCGCCGCAGCCACGAGAGGTACTGGCGCACAAGGTCCGCGCGGGCCAGAGCCTTGTTGCGCCGGGAATCATCCATGATGGCGGCTTGCGTGGTGGCGGAAAGAGCAGGAAGGGTTGTTGCAGGGTCGGATTCAGCCAGAGCGGCCTTTTCCTCGGCTACCTGTATGGCAAGGCGCGTACTTTCCGGCATGGAGGAGGCAAGCCATTCTTTGCCGCCACCGCGTCCGGAGCGAGGACGTGATTGCCAGTTTTCGACTTTTGCTTTCCAGTCTATGCCCTGTCTTGTCATTCCCATCATTGGGGCCAGGGTATTAGATGTATATGCTTCCTTGACGACCATATCTTGCCCCCTCAACGATTGAGCCTTGGGTCAAACAGATATGCTGCCGGAACGCCCATCTCCTTGAGTGCGTCCAATACCTTTGGGGAATGTCTTTTACCCTTCACAGTTGCGGAAACTGATTCAGACGTAACGCCAATCCGCCGCCCCAATTCCGCCATGCTGACGCCGTGAGAATCCAGGATGGATCTGATGATATACCGGCACGCGAAGCGCTGAATCCCGCAGGCTGCTCGGTTCATAGTTCTTTCTCCAGCTTGTTCTTGCGCTGCCGCGCCGCTTTTTCGTCAAGGATGGCCTGGGCGTAATCCCGGAGCATCCGATCTTCCCGCGTCATCAGGTCAAAACCCAAAGCCCGTGCGGCAACGCGCAAGGGTTCCGCGCAGTCTGTGACGGAGCAAAATACCAGCAAGGCAAGAATTGACGGTGGGTGGCTCAAGTCGGAAGGGGAAAGCCACTTGTCCAGCGTGGCCTTGCTGATAACGGGAGAATTGCCGGAGGTGAGCCGGATGCCGGACTGCGCCGCCAAATCATTGAGGCGGTCAACAAGTATCTTTCGTCCCTCGCTTTCCTCCGCGCCCGCCGCGTTACGCATGGCGGCCCGAATGGCCGCCATGACGCCGGTGAGTTGAAAAGAGGTGCCGAGGAGGGATAGCTGGGACATAGTGGATTGCCTCTACATTTGGTCCACGGCCAGTTCCACGAGCTTCAGAAATTCCTGCCGGGTGACGCCGGTCATCCGCTTGGCCTGGTCAAGGCAGTCTATGAGGTTGTCCAGCGTGGAAAAGAAGTCGTCGGAGAATCCATCCAACCCAAAATTGTGGTAATAGGCTATGGCCGCCTCATCCGTAGGAAAGAGATCGCGCCGGTCTTGCATGGCAGGTTCAATCAGATGGAGATAATCAGATTCAGAAAGACTACTCTCTCTGATTCCCGCGACCTGTAGAAAATCTTGGTATCGCATTTGTGCCCTCCGCTTGTGTCCAAAGTCAGGCTTGCCGTGAACGTTGATTCCAGCAGGTGGAGCGGCTAAAGTCGGCATTGTCAGGCTTGAAACTTCAACCGCTCGCAAATCCAAACTAAAGGCAAAGACTGTTTCAGCCAATGCTTTTAGCAGTTGCATAAAGATTTTTTCTTTTTGCAAGATAAGTCCCATAAAATACAGGGTATTTCCCTTGTTTTGTGGGTTGCGTTGTCGGTTGCATAAAAAGGAAAAATCTATGCAACCCTTCGATGAACAGCTAGAACGAATGAAAAAAGCTGTTGGAGCTGATACCGATACAGCTTTAGCCGGTTACCTGGGTATAACCCAAGGCTCCATGTCTGGCGCGAAGGCCAAGAAAAAAATCCCGCCACACTGGTTTTTCTTGGTTTCAGATAAGACAGGAATTTCTATTGATTTTCTTTATTCTGGAAATGCGAGGATGGAGCAGCAGGATACCGAGCAACAATCGGAGACATCCAATAATTGCCATGGCTGTGCCATTCTAGAACGGCAACTGTCCCAGGAACGACAAGAGCGACAAGCCTTGAGCAAGGAAAATGGCGAATTGAAAGCCCAAATAGCCCGCTTGGAAGAACGACTTAGAGCGGTAAGCGGGGGAGGCAACGAATCTGTCGTTGCCACAAAGGCAAGTAACGCCTAGCCGAAAAGCTAAGGCGAAAATTATCCCTTTCAGACCGCCGGAGTGATGGCGTAAAAAAGCCCTGCTTTTTGTGTTCGTTTTGACACATGTCAGGGCTTTTTCATTTCTCAAGTTGCATGAAAAAAGGGCCGCAAACCGGCCCCAAATTCTCAAACCTTTTTTTCTGGCGCTTTTCAGGCTTCGGTCAAGCGCCTAGGGCCTGTTCACGCTATTTGACGAATTATATTCATGGGGTATACTCGCCCCCATGAACATAACCAAAGAACAATATGAACGCATTGCCGACTGCTTCCCCCGACAGCGGGGAAATGTTTCCCTGGATAATCGCCAGGTTCTCAATGCTATCCTCTATGTCGCGGAAAATGGCTGCAAGTGGCGGCGTCTCCCAAAAGAATTCGGCAACTGGCATACC